TCAGCGAGCTTCCGGGTCGCCGTTCGACCATCGACCAGCAAGCGGGTCAGCGGCGGCCGCGGAGTCGTCTCCGCTCCGCACCTGCTCGGCGATCGCGCCGGGATTCAGCGCGGGGTTCACGGTGACGTTCTGGCCGGTCGCCGGCGCGCCGTAGATCGGCTGGCTCGCGACGAGGCCGAGGCCGAGCAGCCACTTCGACGCCTTGCCGCGGACGAGCTCGATCACGCGCAGCGTGCCGAACCAGAGCGCGGCGAACCCGAACGCGACGAGCAGCACGACAAAGTCGTGCACCTCTTCGGGAACGGGGATGCCGAGCACGGCCGCGAGCGCGCCGACGACAAGGCCGACGAGCATCGGCGAGTAGGTGCGCACGAGCGAGTCGAACGCTGCCTTGAAGGCGGTCATCAGGTTCACGGTGTTCCTTCTTCCTGGGTGGGTGATGCGGTGCAGACGATCGCTCGCTGCGGTGTGGTGGTGCCGTCCGTGCCGACGACGAGGACGTCGGTCGCGGTCGGGGTGTAGCCATCAGGGCAGGTCGGTCCCGCCGGCCCTGTCGGCCCGGTGTCGCCCGGCGCGCCCTGCGAGCCCGGCGGTCCCGGCTCGCCCTGCGGCCCGGGAGGTCCGGCCGGACCATCCGCGCCGTCGGCGCCATTCGCACCGGCAACGCCATCTGCCCCTTTCGCGCCGTCGATGCCCGGCTCTCCCGTAGGCCCTTGCGGTCCGGGGTCGCCGTCCTCGCCATCGATGCCCGATGGGCCGATCGGCCCACGTGCGCCAGGCGTTCCCGGGGCACCGACCTGCCCCGACGTCACGTCCGACGGCCGTTCGGCCTCGGGGCGCACGCCTTCCTCGACCAGCTGCTGGTAGAGCCGTTCGGCGTTCTCCTGCGACGCGACGAGGTCGTCGTGAGCGACGCCCAACTGCATCCGAATCTGCGTGTTCGACCACGCCAGGTACGCGCCGGCGGCGCCGACGAGCGTGATCGCGAGCAGGACGACGGTGATCGTGCCGATGCGCCACCACCGCGTAGCGCGTTCCGCGCTCATGCGACGCCTCGATTCAGGTTGAAGACGATGATGGCCGTGATGACCGACGACACGAAGCCCAGCCCGGCGAGGCCGATAGCGAACCACTGCTGCGCCTTGGTCTTCCGGTTGTCGGCGTTCTCGGCCTCAAGCGCCGCGAGCCGCGCATCCTGGCGCGCGTCACGCTCTTTCTGCGCTGCCTCGTAGATCGCGAGCGTGGCCTGAGTGACCATCGACGCGGCCCAGCCGTCGACCGACTTCTTGAGCGATTCGATGGAGCGCATGAGCTCCCAACCGGTCGGCTCGGGGCCGGTCGTCGTCACAGAGCGGCCTTGATCGCTGCGACGGTGTCCGCCGGCAGCTGCTTGATCGCCTCCACGACCGCGCTCTGGTTCGCTGCGAGCAGAGGGGCGAGGGCGTCTGCGATGTCCTCGGCGTCCACCTCGACGCTGACCTCGGCGGCGGGGCGGCCGAGAAGCTCGAGCAGGTACGTCTTGGCGTCGGCGACTTCCTGGCGCAGCGAGATGCGCTTGCCGCCGCGGCGGATGGGGCCGACCATCTCCTGGATGCTCTTGATGGCGACGTAGGTGTCGGTCATCATCTTGTTGACCTTGCCCTGCGTCTTCACCCCAGCCTCCCCGGGGAGCAGGTGCTGGTAGAGCGCGTCGATCTTGCGTTCGGCTTCTGCGGACATGTCGTCCTCCTGGTTCTCGAGTGGGCGTCCCTTGTCGCCGGCCGGCGACGGGGCGGTGTAGTGGTGGCGGGGGTTGGTGTGGCTGCCGGACTGGATCGCGTCGCGCCCGCCGACGCGGCGCTCGGTGTGCGCGTGGGGGCCGGTCGCGAGCCCGGTCGCGCCCATCGGGGCGAGGAAGTCGCCCTCGCTGACGTGCTGCCCGCGGTGGCGGCCGTTGAGGTGGGCGTGGTGGGCGATGTTCCACACGACGGCGGGGTTCGCGCGCTCGCGCACGAGGATGATGTTCCCGAAGACACCGGAGTACGCCGCGAAGACGATTTCGCCGTCGGCCGGCGCGACGTTGCCCTCGCCGGTGGTGTCCTCTCCGTAGTGGAACGGGCCGACGCCGGGCACCTGCAGCGCGCGGGGGCCGTACTCGGAGGTGACGCGGCCGGTGGAAGGTGGACGAGTCATGTCAGCCCTCGATTCCCAGCGCTGCGCGCTGCTCGGCGGTTAGGTCGGCGTAGGGCGGGAGCGTGACGACCCAGTCCCCCGGGTCGGCGGCGTCGAGCTTGGACACGTCGACCCGCAGCGCATCCCAGGTCTGGTGTTCCTCGGTCTCCCAGGGCCAGAACACTTCGACGTAGACGACGGGGTCGCCCGTCTCGGCCGCGGCGCCGCGTGCGAAGTCGGCGATCTGGTCGAGCCCGTCGCCCTGCCCGCGGATGAGGAACGACGTCTGGTGGTCGGGTGCGAGGAACGCGCCCGGCGTGCCCGCGGGGACGACGTCGTGCGCGACGCGCATGCGCCGCATCACGCCACACCGTCCGTGGGCTCGATGTCCGCCTCGGCCTCGGTCGGCTCCTCCGGGGCCGGGAGGACGGCGGCGAGCTGCGTACGGCGCGCGGTGAGCACGTCGATCTGCGCGTCGAGGTCCGTCACCTCGGCCGCGAGCGTCGCGCGCCGATTCTTGACGTTGGCGATCGCGGCGTCGAGGTCGGCGACGGCCAGCTGCAGCGTGCGGGTCGCCTCGGTGTTGAGGGGTTCGGCCATGGGTATTCTCCTGTTCGTTACGGGGCCATCTGCACGGCCTGCCAGTGGACGCCGGAGCCGGCGACCTGCGCGCCACCGAGGGTCCAGATGCCGACCTGGAAGCTGTCCTTGGTGACGTTGATGACGCGGGCGATGCCGACGTTTCCCTGCTGCCCGCCGCCTGCGGTCACGATCGGCGGTTGAGTGAAGCGCCCGGCTGCGAACTGCACGGTGGCGTATCCGGTCGACGGGGTGCTGGTCGAGCCGGCGTCGATCGCGACGGGGAGCTTCGCGATGTCGGCGATGTCCAGCACGCGACGCGCGTCGGTGCCCTGGTAGAAGACGCCGCTGGTGTACGCGTCGCCTTCGATGTCGACGGTTCCGCGCTGGCGATAGCGCCCGAAGCCGACACCGTTGTTGCCGTCGAAGTCGACGAGGATGCGCGAGGTCGCTACGGCCTCCATCACCCGCACGGTGCCGAACTTGTCCGACACCTCGATCCGCACGTCGAAGGACATCGTCGGCAGGAAGATCGCGCCACCCGAGAGCACGAAGCTCGAGGCGTAGGTGAGCGCGGAGTGGTTGATGACGTTGCGCGCCGTCCACGTCGTGCCGCCGACCGGGCGGGTGAACGCGCGGATGGTGAGCGCGTTTCGCTGCGTGCCGTTCACCAGCGAGGCCACGGCCGCCGCCAGGTCGACGCGGATAGATGCGCCGTCGTCCGTCGGGGTGCCCGAAGCGTTCGAGCGGCGCGCCTGCCACGAGGTCACCTGCGGGGGCGCGTACGGCAGCACGTCCACGGTGCCGGCGAAGGTGCCCTTGCGGGAGCGGCTGTCGGTGACTGTGGCGCTCACCGGGCGAGTGCCGGCGACGTCGAGGGGCACGACGCCACCGGACGCCGCGGAGACGCCGTCGACGGAGAAGGCCGCCGTCTTGACGGTCGAGCCATACGCGCCTTCGGCGACGACGGTCGCACGCAGCAGGGACATGCCCTGGACGTACTTGCCGACGATCGACGCGACCTCGGGGTTGTCGTCTGCGACCGTCAGCGATGTGATCTTCGGGACGCCCGTTGGCGGCACCCGGACGAGGAACGTCGAGCGCTGATCGACGCCGACGCGGGAGCCGTTCTGCAGCGTCCGCGTCCACACGCTGAACGACACCTCGGCGTGGTTCGGCCAGTCGTCGAGGAGGTTCGACGGGATCGTCCAGTTGATCGAGCCGGCGACGCCGGTGCCGATGACGACGCTGCCGAGGGTGTTGTGCGCGAGCCAGATGTTGTGCGTGAAGGCGTCTGACCGCCGGTTGGTGTGGACAGTGATCGTCGCACCCATGTCGGCGCCCGTGATCGCCGCGCCACCGACGCGGCTAAACGACGATACCGACGCGCGAGGGATGGTCGGCGGTTGGAATGTCTCGGTTGCGGTGCCGGTGCCGCCGGGCGGGTTCGCCATCGACCGCGAGACGGAGAACGACTGCTGCGGCAGTGACCCATCCGCGTTGTGGCCGAGCCAGAACTCCTCATCGATGAGCACCTGCTCGGCGGCGTTCCGGAAGTCGTACGTGGCGCTCTCCGAGCGGTCGCCGCCAGCACCGGACGCCGACCACGCCGTCGGCGATCCCGTCCAGTAGCCGAAACCTGCCGTCTTGCGGTGAACGCCGCGACGACGCCAGCGCGTCCGGTTTCCAGCGATGTCGGTCTCGAGGTGCGCGATGGTCGCTTCGACCTCGTACCCCGCCGAGTTGATCTCCGCTTTAGCCACGGGTCACCGCCACGACCTCGAACGCCCACGGGGCGGATATCTGAGCGGTGAGCATCGTCGACGCGACGGTCACTGCGATCTCTTCCGTGGGCGCGTGCGCCTCGATCCGCACGCCGGAGTCCCGGTCGGGGAGAAAGACGAAGTCGACGAGCCAAGGCATGAGTCTCCTTCCACGACAAAGCCCCCACACGGGATGGTGTGGGGGCTTCGAGCGGTGGGGTCAGAGCGCGCGCATCACCGTGCGAGCGCCGAATTTTTCGAGTTGATGATTACCGAGCACGACCTTCACGGCGACCAGTGAAGACACGCGCATCTGCCCCTCGTCCCACGTCGACACATCGACGCCGTTCACACGGATCGAGGCGCCCGTGTTGCGTAGCAGCAGCTGCGTCGGCGAATCGGGGCGGCCCATGATGAGCCCGTCAGCCGAGAACCGGTAGTTCATCGCCACCTGGTCGAGTTGGGCCTGCGTCGCCGCCTGCGCGGCCTGCGCCGCCTCGAGGTCTGCGGCCGTCGCATCCACGCCCGCCTGCGCGAGCGCCGCCGCGGCAGTCGCCGCCTGCGCGCCAGCCTGCGCGTCGATGACCTGATCCTGGACGGACGCGACGCCTTCCTGCAGCGCCGCGGTCTGCCCCGCGATGATGTTGAACGAGCCGCGCACCTCGGCGGTGATCGAGTCGCCCACACCGGGCGCGAGCATGTCGACTTCCACGACGCCGACGCGCATGACGTTCAGCCACGCCTCGTTGCCCCAGATCTCCTCGATGTTGAGCTTCGGCGCGGTGATCTCTCCGTCGACGATGAGCTCGCCGCCCATGCGCAGCTGGAACGCGAGGTCGTCGACGAGATACGTGTTCGTGTTGCCGGTGTCGGCGCGCATCACGAGCCGGGGTCGGACGTAGAACACCCCATCGGGCACTGTCCAGATGCCGGTGACCTGCACGTAGGTCGTGCCGAGCCCTGCCGGTGATGCGGCAACCGCCGCGACCGTGGTTGTCGCCGCCTCGGTCGCGCCGTAGGCGACGCTGAGCTCGATCGCGCCGGTGACGGCCGCGGCGCTCTCACGGCGCACCCATGCACTGAAGCGGTACTCCTCGCCGGGTTCGACGTGGATCGCGTTCTTCTGCCGGATGCCGTCGTACGCGGCGGTGCTCGCCTTCATCCGCAGCACGCCCGTCCCGCTCCGGGCGCCGGTGGTGACGCGGGACACGTTGGCATGGATGCTCGTCCACGCGGTCGTGAGCGGGGCGCTCGTGGGCGTGTCAACGTCGAAGCTCGCGTCCTCGAGCAGGTTCGTCAGCGAGCCGACGAGCATCTGGCGGACGCTGATCGCGTTCGCGCGGACCCGGTTGGCGACGTCGAGGAAGCCGGTGTTGATCTTCCCGGCGTCGAGGGTCGCGATCATCGCGTTCTCGATCGTGCGAGCGACCCAGCCCGCCGCCGTCCCCATCCACTCCCACGCACCGATGAATCGGTTCGTCCCGTCGCGGCGGAACCAGACCGCCCCGACCGGCTTTCCGGTGCCGTCGGCGGCGACGGGCGCCGCGGCGGACACGGTGAGGCGGCCGTCGGCGGTCGTGGCCGCGTCGCGCGCCTGCAGCGACAGGTTGTACGCCTGCTTCGCGGCCTCGTACGCCGACGACTTCTGCACCTCGCCGAACTCGAACGCGGCCGAGCCGTACGCGACCAGCTGCACTGTGTAGAGCGTGTTCGTTTCGCCCTCGACGTACCCGGGCTCGGCCGTCGTCCACGGGGCCGACGGCGGGTTCGTGGACGGCGCCGCCGGCGCTGCGAGGGTGGAGGACTGCAGCAGGTAGTAGGTCCGCACGTAGGTCGGTGCCGGGAGCACCGTGAGGGTGATCCGGTCGGATGCGCGTACGGGCATGGCTCAGAACTCCAGACGTGCCTCGAAGGTGGCTCGGTCAGCGACGTCTCCCGCCGAGACGGTCAGGGTGGTGCCGGTGCCGACAGCGGTCGCGCCGCCGTCCTTGTACCAGCGGATCGTGCCGAGCGCGGTGAGGGCCGCGCCGGTCACTTCCGCGCCGCCCTGGTAGACGCGGGCGGTGAGGACGGTGGCGATCTGGGTGTTCTTGAAGATGAGGCCGTTCGAGGACGACACCTCCACCGTGACGGCCGCCGCGCCGGTGGCGCCGGTGTTGCCCTGCGCGCCCTGTGCGCCCTGCTTGGCCTTCGACCACGAGAAAACCGCGACCCGCGAGATGCCGTTGCAGGTCAGGGTGATCGGGATGGTGCCCTGGTCGGTGCCGCCGAGGGTGGACCCGTTCGCGATCGACAGCGTGAGCACACCGTCAGCCGAGGTCGTGCCCGCGGTGTTCGTCGCGACCGTGATGCCGGCGGGCAGCGTCCCCACGGCCGCGGTCACCGCGGCTCGGTTCGCGCCGACGTACCCGAAGAAGTCGACCTGGACCGTCGAGGCGGCGACCGTCGCGCCGGCTGCCGTGGTGACGACCATCTGCGCTTCGTTCTTGAGCCCGACGAGCGTGGACGCCGCGCCGGCGGGACCGGTCGGGCCGGTGGGGCCGGTGTCTCCCTTCGCGCCGCCGGCGCCGGTCTCGCCCTTGTACGCGATCCCGAACGAGAAGCGCTTCTCGATCGTCAGGCCCTCGACGACCACGGGAATGATGACCTCGCCGCCGGCGGTCACCGCGGTCGTGACGGAGATCGTCAGCGTCGGAGCGGTCGCGTGGTTGTCGGAGGTGACGCTCACGCCCGCTGGCTTGACGATGTTGGCGGGGTTCACCGACGCCGCGACGTAGTCCCCGCCCATCAGCGCCTGAATCTTGGTGGACGTCGATCCGGCGATCGCGGCGGTGGTGGTGCCGGGGAAGTTGTAGGACTCGCTCGACATCACCACCGACACGCCATCGGTGAGGTCGGTGAGGGTGATCTGATCGGCTGCTCGCTGGGCCATCGGGGTTCCTGTTCGCTTAGGTGTGCAAGATGGCCTGGAAGACGGTCTGATCGTCGACGTCGGCCGGGGAAACGGTCAGCGCGAACCCGGCCTGTGAGAGCCGAGAGTCCGCGGATGAGATGACCCCGAAGTCGGAGTCGTCGATGCGGCGCCACCACCACTCGATAAATGCCCCGCTGCCGAATTCGGCGTGCAGCTCGGTGATATTGGAGATCTGTCGGGCACCGCGGAAGACGGTGACCGACAGCACGGTGGCGATCGCGTTGTTCTTGAACGACGTGCCGCGCGACGACGAGACGCGCAGAAGCACCGCGTCCTCGCCGGCGGCGCCGTCCGCGCCGGTGATGACCGCGGGTGCGGAGAACGTCACCGAATCGTCGATGTGCGTGTTCCGCGTCCGCCGCCACACGTACTGCCCGGGTGTCCAGTCCGGAGTATCCGAGCTCCACGCAGCGCCCGCCGGCGGCGGGACGGTGGCCGAGTCGGTGACGACGTACTCGTCGAGGCTCGTGCGCACGGCTTTGCCGACCTCGCCCAGTGCCTCGCCGGCATCCCGCGACGCCTTCTCGATCGCGTCGCGGATCGTCTGCTCGATGTCGGTCGCCATGACCGATGCGACCTTGACGGACCGCACGGCCGAGGGCGCGGACGTGCGCCCCAGCGTGTCGACCCAGAACAGACGAACGAACACGTCGGCGCCGATGGTGCCCTGGACCGTCGCGACCCCGCCGCGCGTGCTCGCCGGCGCGCCGGCCGCGCGCGTCCACGGGCCGGTGGTGGCCGGTGCCGTTTCGGCGTACAGCTGGTGAAACGACGATGGCGGGTCGATGTCGCCGGCGAGTTCGCCGTCCCAGGACACCGCGACGAGCCCTCGACCGGTCGTGAGCAAGGGCGCCGACGGTGCGGTCGTGACCTGAGCAGGCGGCGCGCCGGTGACCTCGAGCGCCTCGGACGGGTCGCTCCACACGCCGAGCGCGGTGCGTGCGCGGACACGCACCCGTCGGGTCTTCCCCGATGGGACGGCGAAGGTCACCTCCCGGCCGGGCGTCTCGACGAGCTCGACCCACGCCTGCCCATCCTCGAGCTCGGCGCGGTACGCCGGCACTTCGATCAGGGTGCCGTCGGTGGCCTGCTGGACCGCCGGCCATGTCACCCGAACCGTCGCCGAGGCGCTGCCATCGGCCGCGAACGTGCCCACGTTCGATGCGAGCGTGAGGCCGCCGGGTGTGGCCGGCACCTCGCTCGCCGGCGCTGCGGGGAGGACGGACACCTCTTCGGAGAACGCCGACCACACTCCGCCGACCGAACGGGCGCGGACCTTGACCAGCCTCAGCCGGTCGGGTTCCCATGCGTCGATGACGACCGTCTCGGCCTCGGTCTGGGTCAGGAGCGAAGCGAGACCGTCGGGGGTGCGAGCCCACACCTCATACCCCGCGACGTCGAGCTCGGAGCCGTCGTCAGCGCTCGTCACCGGCGCCCACGCGAGGGTGACCGCCGAGCGGGCTGTGCCGTCCGGCGAGAAGAAGCCCTCCGAGGCCGCGACCCGCAGCGATGCCGGCGCCTCGGGGCTCGGCGAGAGGGTGGTCGACGGAGACAGGCCATTGCCGGTGCCGCCGATGATGCCGCCCGCAGTGGCCGCGCCTGTGCGCTTCGCGATCTTCGCCTGCTGGCTGAGCAGCTTGTCGCCGGTGACGGTGCGCACCGTCGGCGCCGCGCCCTGCTCCTTCGTGACGATGATGCCGACGACTCGCTCGAGCTTGCGTCCACCGCCGCGCGGCTGCACGGTGACGGTGTCGCCGATGTTGAAGTCGGCGAACGGAACCGGCATGCCCGCCGACGGCGTCCAGTCGTACGACTGCTCGCGTTTCAGCGCGCGTCCCGCGTTGAGCGTCGCCTGCGCGAGCCCGCGGGCGACGGTGTGATCTTCGACCCCGGACTGGGTCATCGAGGACTCGAGGCGCCCGAATCGCGTGTCGGCGCCGTCGTTGGTGAGGTACAGCCAGTTCCGCGCCTTCTCCGGCACGACCGTGAGGTGGGTGAACACGTCCTGGAACGACGACCGGCCCGGCGCGCTTGCGAAACCCTTCCCGCCGAGCGTGACGGACTGCGACTTGTCGGCGCCCGTGCCCGGCCGAACGAGACGCAGCGTCGTCCCCTCCGCCCACCACTCGCAGAAGCCCTGCGAGGACATCTGATCGAGCACGCGGGATGCCGGCGTGAGCAGCTGCCAGGGCGTCCACCACAGGTTCCCGCCGGCGAGCGACCAGTCGGCGCCCGCCGAGTCCTTCGATGCCGTGAAGTCCCAGGCCAGGCCCGGCCCCCACCCGCGCCCCTTCGCCTCGGTGAGCATCGCGTGCAGCACGTGCCCGGGCGTCGCCGAGCCGCCGGTGGAGTGCGGGAACTGGACGAAGCGACGCTCACCGTTGCGGGCGCTGCGCGCCCAGTTGAGCAGGTTCTTCGTCATCAGCCACGGCACGTAGCCGTGCGCGGTGAAAGACGCAGTCTTGGTGCGGTCGATGCCGTCGCTGTTGTCCTCGAAGGCGATGAACAGGTCGTTCCGAGGCCGCACGAACGACCCGCCTGTCGTGTACTCGACCATGACGAGGAACGGCGCTTCGAGCTTGCCCGCGACTGCCTGCGACAGCGAGAAGGTCAGCACCGGCGTGGCCGATTCCGTGCCCGTCCAGGACAGGGTCTGGGTTTTCAGCACGCGACCCTTCGCGCCCGAATCGGAAGCGAGTCGCAGACGGATATCGAACACGGTGAGCTCCTTGCGGATCAGTTGACGTACGCCGCGCGCGCCCGAATCTGCGCGGAGGCGCCCGTGCGAGAGGCTGTGGTGAAGGTCACGCGTCCCTCGCGGGTGGAGGGGTCGAGCGGGTTGGGGAACACCGGCGTGATCTCGAACTGCTCGGTGGGGCCGCCGTAGTCGACCTCCCCCGACACCTCCGTCCCGCCCGTCCACGTGTCGGTGGCCGTCAGGAACGCTCGCCCGGTGTCGGCATGGAACCGCAGCCACTGGTTCGCCGGGATGGAAGGGAACGACAGCCACGAGCCGCCCGAGTCGGTCACGCGCAGGCTTGTGACCGCGCCCTTGACCCGGATGATGGCGTCGTCGACCGGCGCAGACAGCCCGCCGTCGGCCGCCATGCAGGAAACCTGAACGCTCGCTGCTGACAGCCCGGCGGCAGGCGTCGTGACCTCGTTACGGTCTCGCCACGCAGCGTCCAGCAGCATCAGGGAGTACCGCATGTCCGCGGCTTCCCCGCGAGCAAAGACACGATCCACTTCCGACGTCATGAACTGCGCTTCGGCGACACGCGACGGCTTCGCCATCGGCGAGAGTAGGAGCTTTGGCTGCCCGAAGAGTGCGTTGAGCGCTTCCCGGTGCGCGTCGGGGGTGAACACGACGCACGACCACAGCGCCGCGGTCACGCCCGTCTGGAACGGCGTGACTCCACGCTGCCCGACAGTGGTGACCGCGGCGACCTGTGCTTCGAGGGTGATGAAGGGCTGCGACCCGGGGCGGAACAGCCACCCGAGTGCGCCGTTTGTCAGCGGTACTCCGTTGATCGTGAACACCGATCAGAACCCTTCTCCGACCATCTGTGCCGCCTCCCACGCTTCGCGGGTGAGGTCGCGCACGACCGGGTGATGAATGTGCAGGTTGACCTCGCGCTTCGGTCCGCGCTCGGCATCTGCGACGACTCGCGACGGTCCGCCCGGAACGTACGAGATCGCGGACGCCTCGGATGCGGCGCGACGGATCTCGCGGGTGCTGTCGGTGATACCCAGCGCGAGGCCCTTGCCCCACATCTGGCCGACCTCGCGGCGCGCGGCGCGCGACGGCGAATGGATGTCGAGCCGCCGCTTCGCCGCGTTGAGGGCGGCGCCGGCCGCGCCGGCCGCAGCAGCAGCGACGTTTCCGACGGCCGAGTTGATGCCCGACGACATCCCGAACATGAGGTTGCGGCCCACCCCGTAGAGCAGGTTCCCCATGTTTCCCATCTGGTAGAGGATCGCGCCACTGATGCCCGTGAAGACGCGCAGCATCTGCGGGATCGTCTGGTCGGCTCCGTACCGGAAGCCAGAGACGACCGACCGGCCCGATGGGTCGAGCCAGTTCCCGGCGCCGTTCATGCTGCCGACGATGCCGCCGTTGAGCCCTCCGGAGATCGCGCCCGCTGCCCCGCCGATCTGGCCGCGGGCGCCGGTGAGGAACCCGCTGACCGACGCGATACCGGCAGGACTGAGCCACGTGCTGCTCCCTGCGGTTCCGGTTCGCAGCTGACCCGCGAGGCCACCGGCGATCGCGCCGGACACGCCGGGGAACTGGCCGCTCGCGCCGGTGAGGAACCCGCCGACGACGCCGGAGCCGGCGCCCGTGAGCCACGACTCGGACCCACGCATGCCCTCCGTCACTGCGCCGCGCATGCGCGCGATGCCGTTCTGGACGCTCGGGATGGCGCCGTCGATGCCTCTGGTCAGGAACAGCGAGAGCCCGCCGCCCGCGCCGCCACCAGCCGCGTTGCCGAGCTCGGTGTTGATGTTGATCCCGAACTCGCGCAGCTGGCGCAGCACCTCGTCACGAACCCCGGGCGCGGCACTGCCCAGCTTGTACTTGTCCCAGAAGGATTGAGCGGCACCGAGGCCGCCCTTCTCGAACTCGCCCCGCACACCCTCGGTCCAGGTCTTCACCATCTCCTGCTCTTTCGAGCTCGGCGGCTTCACTGCGCCGCTGATGTAGACGGGGTTATCGTCGGCCCACTTCTGGGCCGCGTCGACGTACGCCTCCCAGTAGTCGAACACGTCGCCCTTGAACGACTTCGGGTCGGGCGCGAGCCCCGAACGGTCGAAGTCCGCCTTACGGTTCAGGTCGATCTTGTCGAGCCCCGTGACCTGCTGGATGCCCTTGAGTACTTCGCCGAGCACCGGCGCGATCGTCTCAAGAATCGATGCCACGCCACGCAGTGCCTCGCCGAGCGCGGGGGCCGCGTTCTTGACGAAGTCGCCGAGCGGCGGGCCGAGGGTCTGCGCGATGCTGGTGACCGTGTCGGAGAGGTCCGGCAGGACGTCCGACACGGCGCTGATGATGCCGTCGAGCGCGGGAGTGAGCTCCGCGATCACGGTGGCCGCCGCGGGGAGCGCAGTCTTCGACATCTCGCCTACGAGGCCGACGAGGTTGCCGAAGGTGTCCGCGATCGGCTTCATGCTGGGCTCGATGCGCTCGAGCGCGATGATCAGGTCATCGTTCAGCTTGTCGAGCCCCGAGACCCATGCAGTGGACTTCATTGCGTCGGAGAACCCGCCAATGATCCCACCGGCGAACGTCGCCGTGGAGCGCATGAGGCCGGCGATCTGCGGCGCCAGCTGTCCCGTCATGCCCATGAAGCGGTTGATGCCGTCGCCGAGCTCCGACATCGCGTCCTTGGCCCCAGAGAACAGGGTCGCAAGGCCGCGCTGGACGCCGTCGGACTTCACGTTCCGCTCCCAGCGGAGCATGAGGTCAGCGAACCCGCGGAGCCCACCCGCGCCCGCCTTGTCAGCCGCGGTGTACAGGCCCTCAAACACGCCCGCGACACCCTTCGTGGCGTCCCAGAAGTCGTACATCGAGTCGATGGCGCCTTCCATCCACTGATCGAGTCGACCGTCGTTCGCGATCGCTTCGAGCCAGTTCGAGAAGGTCTTGGCCTGACGCGTGAACCACGCAGCGAGGCGAGGCGTGTAGGTCGCGCCGATCTGCGAGAGCGACACGAGAGCACCAGCGATGCCATCGGCGCCGTCGGCGAGCACACGCCAGCCGTCGGCGACGCCCTTGAAGATGCTCTCGAGGCGCCCGTTCGCGAGGTCGTTCGCGAGCTCGTTCGACAGCGCCGACGTGAAGTCGCCGATGCCCGCCGAGAGGTCGGTGAACGAATTCCGCAGCTGCGGCATGAGCCCATCGACGAGGTTGAGGATGGGCTGCCGGGCGCGGTCCCAGTAGGTGCCGGTGATGATGTCGGCGAGCTCGGACATGTCGTCCTTGAGCGGCGACAGCTGCTCCTTCGCGTCGCGCATCGCGACGACGAACGCCGTCAGCGACCCGACGGCGTTCATGAGCATGCCGGGGACGACGAGCAGACCCGGCGTCATGGCGACAAAGCCCTGACCGAACGCAACGATCTCAGCGGTGCCGGCGAAGAGAGCGGAGGTCAGCGCCGTGAGGCCGGACGTCCACTTGAGAATCTTCGGGAGGTTCTTGTCCAGGTTCTCGCCGAAGTCGCGGATGTCGTCGAGCCAGCTGCCCGCGAGGCGCGCACCCGACAGCGCCGAAAGCGTGGTCATGGCGCTCGCGAACGACGCCTTGTTGACGTTCACGAACACGTTGACCAGACGGTCGCGTGCGAGCCACTTCAGGCCAGCGGCTGCCGGGAGCGTGTGGGCGGCGACGTCGATCTTCACCTCGTTGCGCGACGCCTTGTCGACGAGGTGCTTCACTTCGTGCTCGAAGTGCTCCTTGTTCGCGATCGACGCGGCGATCTTGACGCGGATGTCGTCGAACTCGTCGAACTGCCGTTGGATCGACGCGCGGAGCTTCGTCTTGTGGAGCTTCGCCTTGTCGACGGTGACGATCGCGTCGACGTCGACCTTCACGCCGCCGAGCGTTTCGATCTGGCGCTGCAGGTCTTCGCGGACCTTCCGACGGTCGAGGATCACGCCGTCGATCTCGATCTTGACCTTGAGGTCGCGGGTGGCGCGTTCCAGCTGCCGCTTCGTGTCGGCGCGGAAGAGCTTGGTGTCGGGAACGACCCGGATGGACACGCGTCCGGCGTTGCGTCCTGGGTTGAATGCCATGCGGGCCGTTCCCTTCTACGGGGTGAAGAAGTCCTCGAGGACTCCCCCGTCGATGTGTGTGCGGATGAAGTCCGCGAGCGACTGCTGCGTCGGTTCCGCGTCGGGCTCATCGGCCGACGGGTAGGTGATGAGCACCGCGTCGAGGTCGACGCCCTTCGCGAGCCCGGCCAGGAGACCGGCGATGAGGTTGTGGGTCCGGGCCGCGATCGCTGTCGCGGTGTCCCAGCCCTGTAGCTCGGGGTTCTTCCCCGCCAGCGCGAAGACGCGCGAGTGCGGGTTGGCAGTCAGCTGGCCTGTGAGCACGACGATGTGGCGGGCCGAGACTTTCCCGGCCCACACGTCGTCGATGTTCAGACCGCTGTAGAACTGCGCGAGGTCTGCGCGTAGCGCTCCGTCAGCGTCGAAGCGATCGATCAGCTCTCGGAGCGCCGCGATTCCCCCAGGGCGTCCCGGTAGTGCGTGAAGAGGGTCATGAAGTGGTCGGCGGTCTTGCCTACGGACCACTCGGCGTAGGACTCCGGGTCCTCAGCGATCGACTCTGCCCACTCGTCGATCGAGGAGACGAAATCGAGGAACGCTTCGTACCGCCGGGCGTCGGCGGGGTCCTCGAGGTCGAACTCAAGGCGCCCGTCGCCCTCGAAGACGCCGGACGAGATGGCGCCCGTCATGAGCTTGGTGAATGCGGTGCGGTGGCTGAACCGGAAGCGCTCAGGAGCACGCAGGGGCGGCATGTCGCCCAGCAGTTCCTCGTACAGTTCCTGCTGCGCTGCGATCGCTTCGGCGCGCTCGGACGCCGTCATCTCGTCGGCCGAGTCCACGCCAGGCTCGTCGACGAGCTCGGCATCGAGCACCTCTTCGGGCTCGGCAGCCGGTTCAGCCTTCGGCTTGGACGCGGCGGCGGGACGGCGGGTGGTGGTCTTCTTCGGGGTGGTGGTGGTAGCCAAGGTGCAGACCTCTTTCGGATGGATCGCAGACCGGATGGATGGATGTGGGGCGCCCGCGCGGGTCTGCGGTGCGCGCGGACGCCCCGGTATAGGGGTCAGGCGGTGACGGCCGGGAAGCTCGTGCTGAAGATCTGGAACAGACCGGCGCGGCCGTTCACGGCGGGGATGACGGTGTTCTCGACGGAGAGGATCGACGCCGACAGGGGGAACTCGAAGAAGTTCGCGGTGTCGAGCGAAGGCGCATCGCCGAGCGACATGTCGATGCTCGGGAGCCAGAACGCGAGCTTGGCGGTGACGTCCTGGAACACGATGAACGCGCCGACGTTCTTCGACCCGCCGCCGGCGACGGTGTAGCCACCGGTCGCCGCGTCGAACTCACCCGCGAAGGCGAGGTCGAGGGTTTCCTTGGTGATCTGCAGCGAGTTGACCGTGATGCCCCACGAAACATCGGACTGCGTGGTGCGGACGGACTCGGCGAGGAACGTGCCGAGCGATTCCCGCTCGCCGCCCTCCTTGGTGAACCCGATCAGGTTCTCCTTGGACGTGTGTCCGAGGTTCGTCCAGCCGGTCGGTCCGTTCTTCGTGATGTCGAAGCTGTCCCCGGCGAGCGGGTTCTTCGGCGGCTTGAGGTTGGGCGCGGACGTGAAGATCGTTCCGCGCGCGGGAATCATGAGGGTCTGAGAGTCGGCGCCCATGGTGAGCCTTTCGTTCGAGAGGTGGATGCAGACCCGCCCCGACAGCGGAGGCCGTCGGGGCGCGGTTTGGAAGGGGAATGCAGCCGCGCCCCGCAGGCGGATGCCAGTGCGGGGCGCGGGTGGATCGCGGTCAGGCGGATGGGGGTAGGTACTGCGCGAGCAGCGTGAATTGGCCGGCGTAGTGACGCACGAGCTTGTTCTGCATCGGCACCTCGCCGCTCTGCGCGGCGAACGCCTGTAGGTCGTCGACGCGGAGGATGCCGCCGACGCCGTCGACACGGGCCATGGATTCGGCCCACTGGTGGATCACCCTGTAGAGCCGGGTGAGGATCGCTTGGGCGTTGTCGCCCTCGAGGTAGGCGCTAACGGTGAGGTTCACCGTCCACGCGCCGCGGCCGTTGCGGTCCTGCGCGATGACCGACGAGTGCGTCACGAATGGCACGAGGTCGAACGAGTCCACGTCGAGGTCTCCGGCGGTCTCCCAGCGGTGCTCCGGGTTCTCGGTTTCGCGGGACGCCCGCACGAGCAGCGTGTTGATGAGCAGGTCGATGTCGAGAAGGTCGCCCATCAGCCGGCCCCCATCAGGTTCTTCGTCGTCGTCATGATCTTCTTGCCGGGCTCCCACCGGACTCGCCGCGAGCCCTTGTAGCGGTAGATGCGCCCCCACTCGATGGCCGCGGCACCTTCGTCGTCGGCGACGATGAGACGGTCGTTCACCGTCCGCCCGGACCCGCGCTCGCCTCGGACCGTGACGACGCCGAGCTTCGAGATGTAGGCGCCGGTGAGCCGCGAGCTCGCGGCAACCGACTTCGCGATGCCGAGGCCACGGTTCGCGACTGCGTCCATCTCGGCGCTGTTACCGGCGATCTGCGCGGCGATCAGCTGCGCGCGCGAACTGATCTGAACGTTGCTCACGGGGTCGGCTCCGTTTCTGCCGGCGGTGTGCGGTCGAACTCGGGATCGGGCTCGACCGGGGCGTCCGGATCGGGGTCTTCGCCGACCCACTTCAAGGTGATGCGCCAGTGCTTCGTGCGCTTCCCGCGCGAGAAGTCCTGCGGGACACCGACCGTCTCGTGCATCTGGCCGTTCCAGAACACGAGGGAGTGGATGTCCCCCGGCCACCGGCGGGTCTTGATGATGGTGAGGTCGAGCACCTGCAGACCGCCGCTGGTGGTCTCTTCGGCGCTCGACCAGTCGCGGACGGGCTCTCGGCTGCAGCGCACGCGGATGCGCTTGCCGTAGGGGCGCATGACGCGACGGCCGCGCTCGTCGCGCTCGCTCTTCTGCAGCTGGACGAGCACGACGTGTGCGGCGTTCCGGTCGAGCAGGCTCATCAGAACCGCCCGGCGGGCCGGTGACGGCCTACGGTGATCGTCCCGATGCGGCCCTCGGCGCCCTTCGCCTTCGGGTTCCGGCCGGTGAGGTCTTCGATGTCGCCGTCGGTGAACCAGATCGTGCCCGAGCCCACGGCCGGGTTGATCTCGTATCCGTAGGTGCCTTCGTTCTCCTTGCGGAAGCCGTCGAGGTTCGCCCACACGCGCGCGGCCACGCGGACGACGGTCGCGCGGTACAGCCGGTCGGTGAGCTTGCCGCTGCGGAGCCGCTCGAGCACCTGCGCGCCGTAGCGCGACGCGATGATGTCGACGACCTCCCCGAGCTTCCCGTCGAGATAGTCCGGCGAGAGGTCGTCGACGTCGCCGTGCCAATACTTCGAAATCTCGTCGTGGGTGACCTCGGGGAGAGTCGTCGACATGGTTACCTCACTCCTGTGCGGCTTCGATGAGCGCGACGATCTCTTCGTCGCTGTGCTCGGGGTCGTGCTCGATGCCGAGCTCCTGTAGACGCGCCACCAGAGACGCGCGATCGGTGCCGCCGTTGTCACCGGACGCGGACGCGTCGTCGGAGCCGCCAGCACCGCTCTCAGCGCCGGGATCGGGGCTCTGCGCTCCCTGCTCCCCCGCCGCCTGCGCCGCGGTCGCCGCGTTCTCGGCGACCTTCGCCTCGATACGCGCGATCAGGTCGGCCTTGGAGCCGGTCTGCGCGACGCCGAGCCCCTTCGCCTGCTTCTTGAGGTCAGCGACGTTGTCCGCGATGACGAACTCGGCCGGCTCACTGCCGGTCGTCCCGCCCTGCGGCGCTGCGGGCGCCTGCGCGCCGGTGGCACCGTCATCGTGCCCGTCGTCGGTCGTCGACGCGTCGCCGGCGATCTTCTCGAACAGCACGGGGTTGGTGACCAGCTTCTCGGCCCATGCGGGCAGGCGGTCGCCCTTGCCGAAGGTGTGAAGGTCGTACGTTTCGGGGTGGGTGACGTTGACGCACCCGTTGGTGATGACTTTCGCCATGTCCTGCGCCCTTTCCGGGTTGTGAGAACGGGTGAGGGGCGACCGAAGCCGCCCCTCACCCGTCATCGGATGGTGCTCAGGCCAGCGCCTTGAGCGTCGCGGTGCTCAGCGGCGCGCGCAGCACCGGGAGCAGGATGGCCGCGACGAGCACGTCGTAGCCCTCGGGGTCGGTCGTCTCGATTGCGCCCGAGAACAGGCCGGGGGCGTCGCTCGTCGAGATGCCGTTGGCCTGCTGGATCGACTCGGCGGTGACGCCGAGGTCGATGGTTCCGACGGTGCCGCCGGCCGTCATGATGACCTTCTTCTCGTCGAAGACGGGCACCTCGACGCCCTGCTTGTTCGGGACGACCGTCTCGTCGATGACGATTCGGCCGTAGCCCTCCGAGGCGAGGAAGTCGATGACGTCCTGAGCGCTCACGCGCGTTGCACCGGAGACGCCGGGGGCGATGAACGAGATCATCTCGGCGTTCCGCTGCAGGGCGTTCATGTGCTTGCGCGAGAGCGTCGTCTGCGCGACGCGCTTGCCGAGAGCCAGGCGCAGCGCGTCGAGGTCGGCGAGCGGCGACGAGCCCGCGGCCGTCCACCAGCCGCCTGCGGCGACGACGTCGAGGCGAGCGGGACGACCGAAGTCGACATCGAGACGGATGTTCCGCTCGTCGATCGACACCTTGCCGGCGGACAGCGCCTCACCGGCGCCGAGGATCGCGCGGTACGCGATCGAGCGTGCGTTCTGGTCGGCGTGGTCCTCGAACTTCTGGCCGATGGCCTCGTTCTGGCCGTACATCTGCAGCTGCTGCACCTCGTCGACGTGCAGGCGGATCGACGTCGGGGGGAGCTTGCCCTTCGACGTCTGCGCGCTGCCGGTCTGCCCGACCTGCGACTCGGTGTCGAACGAGCGGAACGACGCCGCGGCGGGCAGGAACGACGCGCCCGCGTTGAACTCGTAGTCCAGCGTGAAGTTCGGCACCACGGGGAACAGCGCCCGCAGGTTGGGGTACGCGTCGAGCGTCGCCCGGAACGACGCGCGTGCGACGGCGGTCAGCTGCAGGGGGGTGCGGTGGTTCTTGGTGTATCCGGCCATGGGATCAGCCCTCCACGATCGTGATGCTGGCGGTGGTCTTGAAGTCGCGCGCGAGCAGTGCGTCGCGCTGCGCCGGCACCGGGAGACGCAGCGCGTCGACGATGCCGTGGATGAACAGCGACGCGGTCGGCTTCGCGCCGGCGCCGTCGCCGCGGACGATGACGCCCTGGTTGTTGTTGATGAAGCCGGCGAGCACTTCGGTGCCGTCGGTCGCCTCGGGCGCCCACGGGACGTACAGGTCGCCCTTCTCGGCCACCGCGACGCCCGACTTGATGACGGTCACGGGACCGGTCTCCATGTCGTACTTCGCGATCGCGTCGCCGGTGAACGCCGCGGCGTCCAGCTGCATCGGTCGGCCGGTGTCCTGGCCGTGCTTGGACGTGCGCCACGCGGTGCTCACGGGGAGCTCGGTGACGAACGTGCGGGTGGTGAAATCGTTGATGTCAGTCATGGGATTCCTCCTGGTTCGTGACTGATCTGGATGGATGAACTGCTACTGACCCGCGGGCTTGCGCTTCTCGTAGGCCGCGGCCTCGAGGTCCGCCATGGAGCCGCCCGAACCGGGCGGGGGTGCCGACTGGCGGTTGAGCATGGTCGAGAGCGGGTCGGTGTTCTGCTGCGCCGGCGCGGAACCCGCGGCCGGGGCGAGCGTGGCGGCGTAGGACTGCAGCCGCGCGACGTCGAGCGCGCCGTCGGCGTCGAGGAACTTCGTCGTGTCGACGAACTCGAGCGCCGAGCGGATGCGGGTGAGCGCGGCGTCCGGTGCCTCGTCGGCGCCGCGTGCGACGGCCAGAATCTGGCCTTCCACGGCGGCGGCGAGGTACAGGTCGCGGCCCGTCTTGACGCCCTCGGCGCGCGCCTCGACCTTGGCCGTCTCGATCGCGCGCTCGTTGTCGCCGAGTGCGGCGATACGGTCCTGCTCCTGCTTCGAGAGCGATGCCGCGATGTCCTCGCGCTTGCCGAGCTTGGCCCACTCGGTGTTCTCCCGGGTGGCTTTCTCGGCGAGGTGCTGCTGCTTCTTCGACTCGTACCGGTAGTACGCGATCTGCTGCTCAGGTGTCATGGTGTCGCGCGGGGTCGCGCGCGGGAACCCGCGCTTCGCCGCGAACGCCGCGTCGTCGAGCTGCGCGTCGCCGGGCAGGAACTCGTCGGGGTTCGGCTGCTCGCCGCCAGTGCCGCCGCCCCCATCGGTGGGGGTGCCGTTGAAGCGAAGGAACGGGGCGTACGAGCAGGGCTTGGTGATGAACATGGCGGGGTGGCCTCCGGATCGGAAGTGGACTCCCCGCCACGGAGCGCGACGGGGTGCCCCACGCGCGACGCGTGGGGACGATGGGGTGCCGCGCTCAGGCCGCGGCGAGGTGGGCGTCGGCGCGCGAGATGAGCGACCGGTGATAGGCGATCGCGACGTCGAGGTCACGCACCGCCGTCGGCCGGCCGCTGCCGGAGAGGTCGACGAGGTTCGTCCCGGCGGCGCGCGCCGCCTCGAGCGTCTCGATGGCCTTCTCCGACGAGCGCCGGTTCGATTCCCACGACCAGGCGTTCGACTGCTTGGTCGGTTCCGAGTACGGCGTGGCCTTCCGGCCGCGCTTCGTGGCCCGGTTCACCGTGTCGACGCCTCGGAACGAGTCGCCGTCGCGGATGAGGATGGGCCCGAGCTCGCCGTGCTCGACGGAGGTGACGCGGATGCGCTTGAGGTCGTCGGCGAACGTGGAGCCCGCGGCGGCGTAGAGCGCGTCGAGGTCGTCACGGTTCAGGCGCAGCCCGGGGTCGGCATCCGACGTGATGGGCGCGACGGTGCAGTGACAGCCGTCGTGAATCTCGAGCAGGTCTTCGACCGTGTAGAACCGGTCGGCGGCGACGATGCACAGGCCGCACGTGCCGGTCTTCGACATCTCCGGGTGGATCACCCGTCGGAAGCCGACGACCTTCGGTGCCGCCTTGAAGGTGCGCTTCGCCTCGTCTCGGATGGCCGCGGCGAGGTCTGTCTCTGCGATCGTCTCGAGACGGGTGCGCATGACCTGCTCGGCCTCTTCCGGCGTCTTCCCGGTCCGGATCGCCTGCTCGTAGGCGCGCGCCGGCCGCTTGTACACCTCGACGATCGGAACGTCGCTTCGGGGGTACAGGTCTTCGACCGGCGGCAGGGTGCGCGGGATCGCGTCGAGCGCGCGCAGCTGCGCGAGCATGACGGCCCGCTGCCGGCGGCGCGCCTGCGCGTGCGCGACGTCGACGATCACCGCCGAGCGCGCCGCGAGCGCGTTCACCATGTCGGGGCGACCCGGCCACAGGAACGGGAACCACAGCGCGAGCAGCGCCCGCACGAGCATGTCCGCGAGCGTCGCCTGCTGCGCCGCGGCCGTGCGCACGAGCGCACGAGTCGCGGCGAGGTCAGGCTCCAACGGGCACTCCCGTCTGCGGCGCCGGGTTGCCCGTGGCGAGCGCGTTGCCGATGCCCGCGTTCAGTGCGGCCTCGAGCGCCTCGTTCTGCCGGTCCTGCTCGGCGTCGCGCCGCTGCTGCGGGGTCATACCGAACACGACCTCGTCGATGTACCGCTGCGACGCACCGCCGGCCTTGAACTTCGGCGCGGCCTCGGCCTTCTCGGCGAGCGTTTCCGGCGTGATCTTGTCGAACATGACCTCGAGCTCGGTGATGTCGCCACGCTGGGTGTCGCCTTCCATGAGGAACGCGAGCGCCATCTGCTGGGCGATCGACATCTCGGCCTGCTCGTTCATGCCCTTCACCGCGTGCTGCAGCGGCTCACGGCCGGTCTGCGCGCCGAGAGCGGACTGGTTCTCCGACTCGCCGCCGAGCATGTCGAGCGGGGTCTGCGTCAGCGAGAACAGCGCCCGCAGTTCTTCCTTGCGGGCGTTGTAAACGGGCGTGACGTCGGTGAACGTCGACTCCCAGATGTCCGCGTCCATCGGGAGCATCCACAGCGCGGCGGGACCGGCCTTGAAGATCTCGTCGTAGTCGACTCGCTCGCCGGCGCGCGGGTGATCCTGCGGGTAGAACTCCGGCAGGTTGCCCTTCACCGCGCGTTGCCGGAAAGACTGCATGACGATGACGGTCAGCGCGTTCAGGGTGAGCTCGTTGTTCCGGTCGACCGAGTCCAGGTGCTTCTCGTAGACGCCGAAGCCGTCGACGGTCTTGTACTGGTGGATGAGCGCGTCCTGCGTGTACGGCGTGCGGATCGCGTCGCCGGCCCACTCCCAGTCGCTCGACGGGTGCCAGGTGGAGCCGTCCTGCGGGAGCGTGGGTACGCGCGTGCGGCGGAACGCGACACGGTAGTAGCCGGGGCGGAACAGGGTGACGACCTCGACGCCGAGCACGTGGTCGTAGCCGACGAGGATGCCGGCGTCGGCCAGGTACGGCCGCAGCGTGTTCATCTCGACGATGCTCGTCCACTCGTTCCGGATGAGGAACAGCGGCCCACGCTCGTCGGGGATGGTGAGCAGGTTCACCCGGCCGTAGTCCCCGGCATCGTTGAACATGGTCCGCTCCTGCACCTTCATGCGGTTGCGAGCCCAGTGCTTCCACGCCGCGAGGTCGCCGCTCTCGTCGCCGGCGGCGCCGGTGCGGAACCCGATGACGTGCTGCCGGTCAGTGCGCGCGTTCCGGATCGTCTCGACGACGTGCAGCCGCGACCGCTTCATGAATCGGTAGTACGCCTGCCGGGTGCCGAAGTCCCACTCCGTCTCCGGGAGCAGCGCGTCGCCGTCACGGTATGACGTGAGCTTCTTCATCCGCGGGAGGCCGTCGCCGAGCTTGTGGCACAGGCGCAGCATCCACCAGTCGTCGGAGCCAGCGATGTGAGATTCAGTGAGCACGTCGTGCCTCCTTCGTGTGTGGTTATCGCGCGCGCACCGGCACCGACGTGGTCTCCTGCTTGAACTTCTTGAGGTATCGAGCTCGGCCCTCGACGGCGAGGCACATCCCGACGGCGCCGTCCATCTTCTTCGGCGAGCCCTTCCGCTCCTTGCCGATGACGTGACCGGCCGACCGCATCCACTTGTGCGCGTTCCGGACGTGCCGGGTGAGCGCCATGTGGTTGCCGTGCCGCAGGTGACCCGACTTGATCGCCGTCTCGGTGCGCTCGACGACGCGAGCCATCTCCACGTGCCGTGCTGTCTCGAACGCGATCGGCTTCTCTTCGGTGGCCTTGATGAACAGGTCAGCGCCGAAGTCCCGCTCCCAGTTCTCGACGTAGTCCCGCCAGTGCGGCGGGTCGGCGAGAAACGCGACGACCTGGAACTTCTTGAACGTCTCGCGGACCTTCGCGTCGACGAGGCTGTGGTTCACCTGCCAGTTCTTGGCCTCTTTCGAGTCCGGCGCTTCCCAGATGCCGATCGGGAAGATGTAGCCGTCGCTGATCCGGCACCCGATGAGCACCGTCGCGTCGTCCGTGAGGCCACCGTCGAAGCCGAGCGCGATCTTCTCGCCCTTCATGGGCGGGAGCACACGCAGCTTCTCCCCCGCGGCCGCGGCGCGCTCGCGCAGCGCCGCCAGGCCGATGTTCAGCCACTCGGCGGTCAGCAGCCACGCGTTCTTGCCCTCGACAACGGCGTTGTAGAAGTACCGGCGGGTATCGGACTCGGTGTTCCGCGGGTCGAAGAGCCCGTCGAGCATGTCGTCGGGGTCGTTCCACGCGATCGCGTCGCCAAACGCCTCGATGAACCCGTCACGGAGCCGTTTCAGGTACTCCGCTTCGGTCTCGAGCCGCTTCCCGCCGCGCGCCTTCGGATCGGGCACCTTGATCTTCTCGAGCGACGTGATGTCGGCCCACCGGTGATCGAACAGCAGACGCGAGCGGCGCGCCTTCCCCTCCTGCACCATGTCGGCATAGAAGTAGGTGTCCTCGGCGATCGACTCGGCGCCGGGCTCGTACATCGTCGTAGTCTCGATGTACCACGTGCCCTCCTTCCTGCGCTTCTGCAGGTTTCGGGTGACGGTCTTGTACATCGCACGCAGCGTGTCGGTGCAGTAGAGGTGGGTCTCGTCGAAGACGGCGAACGTCTCGAGCCCGCCGTCCTTCGACGCGGCGCCCGCGGTCGACGGCGTGATCTGCCCGCCCGACGCGAGGATGATGCGCGTCTTCCCGACGTCGAGCCCGTAGGCCGCTTTCAGCTGGAAGAGCGGGGTGCCCTCGGTGTTGAGGTTGTAGTAGACGTTGTCGTAGACGTTGCCGGTCTGGCCCTCTTCCGTCGCCATGATCTTGATGACGGGGTTGGTGACCTCGCGGCCCATCGGCTCGCCCTCGCGGTAGACGTACGTCTCCCCGAGGAAGGTGTACGTCTCGCCGCCTTTCGCCCACCCGGCGAACCGGGCAGGGCCGAACGCCTCGAACAGCACCAGCGCGCCGGCGAGGCCGGACTTGTCGGTGCCCTTCGGGCGCGAAAAGAACGCGCTGTCGTAGAGCCGCCGGCCCTTCGCGTCGTGCCCGTAGCAGTCGACGATGAACCCGGTGTACTCGGGCCCGTACTCGACCGGCTGACCCTGGATGCCGCCACGGCCGTGAACAACGAACGTCTCGATCCACCACACGGCGAGCCAGCCGAGCGACCGCTTCCGGTCATGCTCCTTCGCGGTGATGAGACGCCGGGGCATGTCAGCCTCCCAGCGCCAATCGGCGCGCGTCGAGCGAGACCACCCGGGCGTTCACGCCCGGCGCGCCAGCCGGGTATTCCTCCGGCGGCACCTCGATCTCCTGCTTCAACCGCAACCGGTCCGCGAGCGTCGCGCCGAACGCGGCGACACGCATCCGGATCTCCGCGGCACGCTCACTGTTCTTCCCGCCGGACTGCCACATCTGGTGATGCAGCAGCGCCGTGTCGAGCATGTAGTCCCAGTCGACGAGCGTCAGCATCCGCGACGCCTGCGGCGATTCACGCCAGTTGTTCCACCAGCGCACCGTCTGCGGGTGCCACGTCTCGCGCACGTCGTAGTCGGGGCTCTCGGGGTCGTTCGACTTCATCGGGAGCACGTCGTCGGGCAGGTCGTAGCCGCTCCGCTTGCCGTCCGAACGGATCATGTCGCGATCGACGTTGTCGCGATCGCGGGAACGCGTCAGCGACGGCGGTGGGCCGTGTCCTGCCATGTCGGTGTCTCCATCCGGAACGGAAGCCGACGCCGGATCGGCGCCGAGAGAGGTTTCGTCGGGTCAGAGAAGTCCGACCCGGTAGAGGTTGCGAATCACTTCGGATGAGAAGTCGCCGATGAGGTACGCCAGCGGCTCGTGGTTGCCGATGAGGACCGATCGAGCTCGCGAGTCCCACCCAGGAACGGAATCCATGAAGAAGAACGCCGCAGCGGCATGCGTCGACTCGTGAGCGACCGTGCGCGTCGTCAGCTGTCCCGTCCAGAGACGCATGACGACGATCGGCCCCGGGTCGGGCCGCGGCCAGGCGAAGCCCGACCGGATGACGACGCCGCCGGCAACGTCATCCTCGGGATCGAACTCGTAGCCGCGGTCCGCGGCATGCGCACGCGCGAGCTCGAGGCGGTCGTCGTAGACCAGCACCTCGACCTGCCGGCGAACGCCAGTCGCGCGCGACGCGACCCGGAACCGCTCGACGATCACGCCGAGGCGTCCCGGCGAGTCTCGTTGAAGATCGCCTTGTTCGCCCACATCAGCGATTCCTCGAGCGACGTGAGCGCGAGGCTCTTCCACCGCCCGTCCGGCACGACCGCCTCGATGAGCTCGGCGAGGTCGACCGTCGCCTGGCGGACGGTGCTCGACTCGTTGCGCATCTCGTCGGTCGGCGCAGGCGCTGAGACAGACGTCGGGAACCGCTGATCGACGGTGGGGCCAGCGATGCGGATCGGTCGAGCGTCGATGTTCAGGAGCGTGACCTGGTCGGAATCGCGGTTTGCCATGGGGTCTCCTTCGGGTCGGGCGGGGATGGTGGCTCGATACCCCCCAGACCCGCGCGCACCGCGAGAGGCAGAACGCTTGCGGGCGGGGCGCGACCGGGGGGACGGGGTCCGGCCCCCATCCGGGCGGGGGTGTCGTGTGGGGCGACGGTTGGCGCTGTCGTGTGGGGTGACAGTCGGCGTGTGTCAGGTGGGGCGACAGGGGGCGGGTGTCGTGTGACGCGACAGTCGGGCCGGTGCAGGCGCGTCGGGTCGTGCGACGGGCGGCGGGTGTCGTGTCAGGCGACAGGCGTCGGGTGTGTGCCCTCTGGTCTGCGGGAAGGGTGCCGGGTGTCAGGGGCGGGGACAGGTGCCGGGTGTCGTGTGGGGCGACAGGTGCCGGGTGTCAGGTGGGCTGACATGTGGCGGGTGTCTGCCGGCGTGCTGCTGCCCGCTGTCTCGTGTGGTGACGGATGCCGGGTGTCGTGTGGGGCGACAGTGCCCGGGTGTCGTGTCGTGCGACTGGTGCGCTGTGTCTGCCCGTGGGACAGGGGCCGGGTGTCCGGTCGAGAGACAGGGGCCGGGTGTCGTGTGGGGCGACAGGCGGCGGCCTTCCGTCGGGTGTGCGACACGCCGCCGTCATCCCCGTTTGTACGTACGCCCGTTCGGGTGTACTGTGTAGGCATCGGGAGCGAGTCGAGACGCTCCCCCACCTAGATCGAAAGAAGGGGCATCATGCCTACCCTTGACACCACACGTCGCACGCTCTCCCAGGTCCGGCGCATGCCGCAGTGGCAGCGCCTCATCGACAGCATCCACAAGGCGCAGGAAGCCGCCGGGTACGACGGCCGACACTTCGGCCGGGCCGAGATGCGAGCGTTTGGCGCAACCCTCATCGGGAAGCCGGCTGAGCACGTCGCATACGCGACCCGGAAGCCGGAAGACTTCGGCGCGTACTGGGTCGAGCGTCAGACGCTTACTCACTCGGATGACTCGGTGACCGTCGACTACGTCCTCAAAGCTGTGTACGGTGACGCGCTCGAGCGGGTCGAGACGATCGCTCGCGAGTCGATGCACCAGCCGACGCCGGCGCAGGATGCCGCGATGGCTGCGGACTTCGCCGCCCGGGCTCAGGCCGTGGCAGGTCGGGCGGTCCAGCGATGACCGCGGGTGCGACGCCGACGGAAGAGCTCGAATCCATCGCGCGGGCGTTCCCGATGCGCGACAGACGCGGCTACGTGACCGGGTACTACGTATACCGGCGCGGGATCAACTCAGGTCGCGAGGCAGGGCCGTTCGCGACGCTCGAGGAAGCGGAGGCGGCGCGAGACGCCGCCGCGACGATGGACACGCTCGACATCGTCTGTGGGCACGTGTTCACGTCGCGCGGCACCATCGTCCGGCAGTGAGAGAGGACGCCCCGTCCGCGTAGGCGGCTCCCGGTTCGCGACCGGGCGGGGCACGGATCGGGCACGTCGAGACGCCCGACAGATCGAAAGGGGGTGCCCCGTGGGCGCTCAGGTACAGAACATGCGTTGCGCGGCCGTCGTCGTCGCGGTGGGGCTCGTCGGGCAGGGCCTGACGGATGGCGTCGGGTGGGCGTCGCTGGTGTGGCTCGGTGGGCTGGTGTGGCTCGGGTTCGCGGTGGCGTACGCGTGGCACGACAGTGCGACGCTGCGCGCTCACGGGCGGGCCGTGCGGGCGATGGAACGCGCCGAGCGGGCGCAGCTGCGCGCGGATGCCCGCGTGGCGCGAGTGGCGTTGCTGCGGGGCGCGGTCGTGGAGGTTGCCGGCGCCGGCGCGGGCGCGGAGGGCGCGGTGCGGTTCGTTGTCGAGGATGACGGCGCGGCCGACACGCGGGAGGATGACGAGAGGTAGACAGTACGCCCGATCGGGTGTACTGTGTAGGTATCGGGTTAGTCGAGACACCCGAGGATCGGAAGGGGCAGGAACATGATCGCTCACGCAACAGTCCTGGCCTGGCAGGAATACGTGCGGCTTGACCTCGCGCGGTATGCCGAGCACACGGGCGGCACGGGTCAGCTGTGGTCGGATCGGCCGGAGTCGCTGCGTTTCCTCGCACGCCGGCGCGCGGGCAGCACGGATGAGTACGCCTATACGGGCCCGTGGCACATCGTGCGGAAGCACGTCACGACGGAGTTCCGGCAGTGGGTGGAGGAATTCGAGGCGTCCGAGCGGCTGACGCTCACGGACTACGCCGCAAAGCTGCGTGCCGAGCGCGTGGAAGTGGCCTACTTCGACAGCGCGGACCGTGCGCTCGACCGTCTCGTCGAGATGCGGCGCATTCTCGCCGAGCGTGACGCTGTCATCGTCGACGCCGCGCGTAAGGGTGCATCGAAGGTTGCGATCGCGAACGCGATCGGTATCTCACGGCAGCAGGTGCACGCGATCATCGCGGACGCGGAAGCCGGCGACGGTGCCGCTGTCGAGCCGGTCGCGTTGCAGCTGTCCGGGTTCGCTGACGATGTCATCGTCGGGGAACTCGTCGAGATTGACGGCCGTCTTGAGGAAGTGTTCTGAGGTGGCGCGTCGAGCCGAGCGCGCCGGCGCGGTCCCGCTGTTCGCAGTGTGGACGCCGCCGGCGGACCGTGAACCTATCGCCGAGCCGATCGACCCGGGCGCGGGCGCTGTTGCCCTGTTCGATGTCGACGACGCCGGCGCTTTGCAGGAATGGGAGCCGCGCGGGTGCGCGGCGGGAGAAGGGAACTGACATGCCGAAGACGGATGCCGAGCGGATTGCCGAACTGCGCACCGCCATTGCGAAAGCTGACGCGGACATCGCCGCGGCCGAGGCTGAGGCGTGGGCGGACGGTGAGCCGACGATGTCGCAGCGGGCGGCGATTGCCGACACGCAGCGGGCCCGACGACGCCTGAATAACGCGCTGACGCAGCTGCTCGGGCACGTGGCGCTCCGGGAGCAGTCCGCGCCGATTGCGCTCACCGGCCACGACCTCGGAGACGTGGAGCACGTCGACGACGGCGGGGAGCCGTGGGTGAACGTGCCGTTCACGTTCGGCGAGCGGGCCGGGTCGCTGCTGCTGACGCGCCGGGAAGCGCACGAGCTTGCGGCGGTGCTGCTGGCGCGCTGACGCGGGGTTGCATGGGCGTAGACGAAGATGCGCCCCTGGCTGTTGTCGAGACTGCCAGGGGCGCGGGTGCCTAGATCGAAAGGCATTGCAGACTATACCGGCCGGGCCGGTGAGATTGGGAGTGAGAACGTGGGAACGCGCAAGCGCAAGACGGTGCAGTACCTGAGCGTCACGGAAGTTGCCGAGCGGGTGGGCCTGTCCGTGAACACGGTGAAGAGCTACCGGACGAAGGGCATGCTCCCGACGCCGGATGCGACCATCGGTGACGTGCAGGGGTGGCTTCCGGCGTCCATCGACGCGTGGGTCGAGTCGCGGCCCGGGTCGGGCCGGTGGTCTGACAGTCGCTGACGGCCTGTTGCACCTGCTATCAGCGGGTGATGCCGGGGTGACGGCGGCGCGCGGCGCGTCGGCGGGCTGCGGCGGCGTCGCCGCCCTGCGCGCTGGACTTCTGCTGGTGGTGGTACTCGCAGAGTGATTGCAGCATGTCGTGGCGGTGGTCGTTGCGGTCGCCGGTGTGGTCGACCTGGTTCGCGTGCGCGCCGCATCGTTGCTCGGTGTCCTCGCGGACGTGCTGGCAGCGGTAGCCGTCGGCGCGTAGGCGGCGCTCGCGGCGTTGCGGCCAGTCCGGGGGCAACGTGTCTTTGCGGGTTGAGCCGTGCCAGGCGGGGCGGGGGCTCATTCGTCGTCGGCCCATCGCGGGGTGCGCGCGGGCGCGTCGGTCCATCGGTGGTTGCTGCGGTTGAGTGCGGCCTGATTGCAGCAGAACACGAGGGCTATCTCGTGGTCGTGCTCGCGGCCGCAGTCGGTGCAGACGAAGACGAGGGGCGACGCCTGCGCGGCTTCTGTATTGCGCTGCATGGTCGTCGCCCCTTCGGCTGCGGGAAGATTGCCGCCGATATGCGTCCCTCGGCTGCTCACGGGCACGTGTTGCGCTCTCCCCCATTGCGACCCGAACGCGTCGGGGGGCGCATGACAATGGCCGGGTGTCAGATACCCGGCCGGTCACGGTGTGGGCCCCGGTATGGTCCGAGGCGGGTGCGGGCGTTGCCCAACAGTACCCACAATAGGGCATTCGGTTGTCTCATGTGGGAACGCGCCATCGTGTCGAAGTTGCGTTCGGGGTGGGGATGTCGCCCCACCTGATTGCGCGTTCGTTGTTGCGGGCCCCGGGGATGGGGTGGGTGCGGATGCCGTCGGCGGTGAGCCATCGGGCGATAGTTGCGCGTGACACCGCGAACCGTGCCGGGAGTGTGTCGAGGGGGATCATTGCGTCCTCGAGGCGCTCCGACCCCGTCATTGCGCCGCCGGGACTGTGTAGCCGCGTCCGTGGCACGGTGCGCATAGGCCCGCGCCGTGGAAGCATCCCGGCGCTCGGCATGTGCCGCCCGCGCGGCGTCCGGTGCCTTTGCACTTCCCGCAGATTGCGCTCCGGCCGGTGCCCGAGCAAGTTGCGCATTCCACGCCCCCGGCGAGCACCCGCTTCATCTCCCGGTAGGTGCGTGGCGCGCGGCCGTCAGATGCCGTGTCTATCTCGTGTTGCAGTAGCGCCACGAGCCGGTCCCATTCGGGGAGCAGCCGATCCCATTGCAGGGACCGGCCTGCCATCCGCGTGCGCAGCTGCTCGGTGCTGATGTCGGCAGCGTCGCAGTACCGCATGCACCGCAGCAGGTCGGACGGGTCCCAGGGGTGCTCGGTGCCGCTCCCTGCGATTGCCTGCGAGGACAGGCCGGTCGGTTGCGCCCACGCGGTCATCGGTCGGCCTCCCCCGAGGCTTCGCGTGCGGCCGATTCTTGCGCTTGGGCGTCGATGATCCGTTGCGCCGCCTTGTTGACGGCCACGTCGTCGACATGCCGTCGCGAGATCTCGCGGAAGCGGGAGAACGCGTCGGCTCTGCCGGAGAGGAAGCCATCTGCGTACTGTCGCTGCTCGGCCGACAGGACTCGGCCGCGATACGGGTCATCGAAGACGGTCTCCCGCTGCAGTTGCAGGTCGATCAGCGCCACCACCTCGGCAGGATTCGCTGCTTCCTGCTCGGAAGCGACCTGCGCCTGCTCGCGGTGCCAGGTGTCGTGCGCGATGGGGTCGAAGACGACCGCAGCGCACGTCTTGCAGACGTCGACCTCGACACGGTCGGCCGACCCGCGCGTGTATCCGGGTAGGACGTAGAGGGTCTTGCGTTCGGTGATGATCTGGATGTCGATCTTGCCGCTCATTTGCTCCGTGCTTTCACGATGCGGCCGAAGCCGTCGCGGGTGATGGTGTGCTCGACGATGTGGGTGCCGTTCGGGTCGGCGAAGAACCGCACTGTGTACGGGTCGACCTGCAGGGCGCGGACCCTCATGCGGGTGATGGTTGGGATGCGTGCGTGCAGCTTCGCCTTGTTGCGCCGTCCCCTCACCTTCATGCGCGGGAAGTGCACGGGTGTGCGGGGCCGGCGGGTCATTCGCCTACCTCTTCCACCGGGTGCGTGTGCGGATACGCCCTGCCGCATAGGTTGCATGCGAGTGGGCCGCGGTGGCGGTCGTGCCACTCGGGAGACGCCATGATCGCGTCCGCGAAGATGCGGCCTTGGCGCAAGCACTCCGCGTTCACGCGCTGCCAGTGCTGCTCGGCGGCCGATCGCAGCGCCTCCGACATACCGGGACGCGGCGGCTCGGATGTGTCTTCGTTCCACCCGGGCATCGTGCGCGCAATCGTGAGCGCGAGCGCTTCCCGCTTGTTGTCGGTGGGCTGGGTGAGTACCGGTTGCACATCGAAGCCGTGATCACGTAGCTCGTCGAGCAGCTGCGCTGCCTCGTAGCGGTGTCGAGTCCAGCGTTGGATGCCGTCGGCCACTTCTTCGAGTGTTGCGGCCTTCGAGCGCGTCTCGATCGCGCACAGGGCACGCGCCAGCCCGTCGACACGTGCGCCGGTGTCTTCTGAGGTCATCTCGTGCTTTCCTCTCGGGTGGCGCGTCCGCCGAGGATGTACTCGGCGAGGGCGCGAGATCGATTGATGTCTTGCGTCGAGTTGGTGAGCAGCCGCCCGTCTGGGGAGATGAGCGGTTCGGCCTGGTTGCGCTTGACCTGCAGTGTCTCCATGAGCACCGGGTCGGAGCCCTCGATCGCGTTCAGGTAGTAGGCGATCGGCGGCTCGTCACCCATGCCGTCGCGGCGAAGCCGGCCGATGCCCTGCTCGTGCACCTGCGGTGACCAGTCGAGTTCGCCGAACACAGCGACGCGAGTCGCCAGTTGCAGCCCGTCGACGCCGGCGCCGGAGCGCAGCGACATGATGAGGATGCGAGAGTCCCCGTTGACGAACCGCTCGGCCGCGGCGTCCTTCTGCTTCGGTGACTCGCTGCCCGTGTACAGCACGGGGTTGTACGTTTTGAGCGCCTCGAGCCAGATGTCGTAGACGGCGCGGTGCCAGCCGAAGAGCACGAGCTTGTGCTCGGATTCGAGGATCATCCGGCAGAACTCGGCGACGAACGGCGCCTTCGCGATGCCGGTCGCTTCGCGGAGCTTCCAGTCGAGGTTGCCGGCGGCGCGGAACCTCTCATCGCGGGTCGAGGACGTGCTGAGGATCAGCTGCGCCATCGCACGGGCGTCGCCCTTCACCTTTTCGATCGCCGCGGGGTCCGCCTCGATCTCGTAGGGCACCTTGATCGTCGCGGGGAGCTCGCGGCCGACGTCGGCGCGCGTCCTGCCGAGCATGAGGCCCTGCTCGCGGAGGTACGAGCCGAGCGCCGCGGGGTCGGCGACGCCGACGTGGTTGCCGTACGACCATCCGCCCCATTCGCGCAGGAACTCGTCGCGGGAGCCGAGGTAGCCGGGGGCGATGATGTTGAAGAGCTCCCACACCTCGTCGCCGTAGTTGTACACGGGCGTCGCGGTGAGCCCGAGCACGTATTCGGCCTCGTCGGAGATGTTCTTCGCCGCCGAGCCCTTCTGTGTCCCGATGCCTTTCCGCAGGTCTTGCACCTCGTCGAAGATCACCGTTCGCGGCCACCCGGCGAGGTGGTGCTGCCATCCGGCGAGCCGGGAGTACGGGACGATCAGCACGTCCGGTCGCTGCCCGGCCTCGAACGTTGTCGAGGGCTTCGTGTTCTTCGCGACCTCGAAGCTGAGCGACGGGAACGACTCGTTCAGTTCGGTGACCCACCGGGACGGCAGGTGCGTCGGGGTGACGATCAGCGCCGGGAGCGCGTCGGCGTGCACGAGCCCGAGCAGCGCCGTGAACGTCTTGCCGAGCCCGAGCGCGTCGGTGAGCATGAGACGCTTCGACGTCCGCAGCACGTCGATCGCGGTCAGCTGGTAGTCGCGCGGCTCCCGCGCCGGCGCGACCGGCAGCGCCAGGCGTTCGAAAGCGCCAGCCGTGATGCTCGCGAGGGTGCGCTCCCGGTGGACGTGGGCGTCCGCCTGACCGCGAAGTCGTTGCGCGCTCGCGTCGTCGGCCGCGACGAGCGGCCAGCGCTGCAGCGCCCACTCGATGTCGCGTGCGACCTCGATCGTGTCGGCGAGGACGATGGAGCCGCGGGTGCTCGACCGCGCGCGGGCGAAGACACGCTTCAAGCGCACAGCCGTCGCGGGCTCGAGGGAGAGGTGCCATTCGCCGCGACGCGTGCCGGCGGTGGGCGGATGATAGGCGTAGGTGCCGTACGTGCGGTCGGTCACAGACTTCCTCCGGTGACGACGACGACGTGCACCGGCTTGTGCACGACGTGGCTGTAGGTGACGCGGTGCGAGGCGCGCGTGGTCACGAGCACGAGCTCGTCGATCTCGTCGCACTTCGCGTAGCGCAGCAGCTGCCAGGCGACGGCCTTCCATGTGCCATCGACCTTGACCTCGATCCCGACCCGGTCGACGAGGATGTCGATCCGGCTCGCGCCGTCCGAGAGGCGGACCTCGCGGCGGACGTCATGGCCGGCCGCGCTGAGCGCGTCGGCGAGTTCCGCGTGGAGGTCCGTCTCGGACACGTAGGTCGGGCGGATGCCGTCGAGCGCCGCGACGATCTCGGCGGCCGTCACCCTTCGATCGCCTTCTGCTGCGACCGGAACGTCTCGAATGCGGTCTGATCGGTGGTGCCTCCGAGCATCCACGGGAACATGACCTCGTCGAGCGTCGCGAGGCCAGCGTCGATGAGGCCGGACTGTGCACGCAGCCAGTCGCGTGCGATCGCCCACGCGACGCGCGCGGCGTGCTCCGGGGTGCGGCGCGCCGGGGTGACCTTGGGGTCGGCGCTGAGCGCTTTGAGCACGCCCTCGGTGCGCACGGGGAGCGCGAAGTGGCGGACGCCGTACTCGGTCTGCATCGAGAACTCGAGGCCGGCGGCGGTGTCGTCGGTGTCGTAGATCGTCGAGATGCGCACGACGCCCCGCCGGCGCAGCGCAGCGATCACCTCGCCCATCGTCTTCTCGACGGCCTGCTCGGTGGTGTAGTTCGCGATCGGCATCAGTCCTGCATCCCTTCGTAGATGTCCTTGCAGGTCGGGCAGACGGGGAACTTCGTGAAGTCCCGCGAGGGGCGCCACTGCTTGCCGCAGAGCGCGGTGATGTCCACGCCCTCGAACATCGACCGCTCGATGTCGGTCTTGCGGGCGTAGTGCGAGAACAGGTCGTGGTCGCCGGGCTCGTCGTGCGCGGTCGTCGTCTTCTCGTCGACGCAGTCGTCGGTGAGGGTCATCGGGTCTCCTTCTGGGTATTGTCCTGCTCGATCCGGCGGTCGTAGTGGGCATCGTCACCGCCGGCGATGTAGCCGTCGTTGAAGCCCTCCCCGTAGACCTGGGCGACGATGCGGCGGACGACGTATCGTCCGTTGTCGTCGAGCGCCGCGAGGGCGCTGTCTCGGAGATCCGTGTTCAGCTGTTGCCGGATGCTGGCCGGGATCGGCGGGCGCAGTTCGCGTGCCATGTGGTTCTTCTCTCAGTCGAGGGCGAGCGGGAGCATGCCGTCGGCGGCGCGCGCGACTCCCCCGGAGCCAGGGAACAGGTCGACGACGTCGGCGGTGGCGGGGTCGTAGCCGAGCGCAGCGAGCACCCAGCGGGTCCATTCGGGCGGCTTCGATCCGACGAAGCCGGCTTGGGGTGGGTTCGCGACGAGCACGTCGGAGACGCGGACGCCGTCTCGGCCGCGGCGCCCCTCGGGCGGGAAGACGATCACGGGCTCCCACCGCGAGATGATGCGCCCGCCGCCAGGGATCGCTGTCGGCCGGTGCCAGGCCATGACGCGCGCGGAGATCGGGAGCGGGTGGTAGGCGCCGAGACCGTCGGGGGTCGTGGCGATCGCCCATCCGTCGTACTCGTCGACGAGCCGCTCGAGCAGCCGGCGGTGTTCTGTGAGGTCGTCCCAGACGGCGGCTTCCGGGTGGTAGTCCGCGGCCGGTGAGTCGGATGCGGAGCGGGGGCCGTCGCCGTTCCAGCGCAGCGCGCGGGACCGGGAGGTGACACGCAGAGGCCCGCCTGGGCGATCGCGTCGCTCTGCGAACAGAGGCGGGTAGGGCGGGTCAGCGATCGCCAGGCGGGCCATGGTTTCCTCTCAGCCGCTGCGCTCCCAGCATTCGGGGCGGTTGCAGCGTTCGCGCAGCACGTAGCAGCACGCGAATGTACGGTGCCGGGCGTGGAAGCCCGGACAGGTGATGTTGGTGCACTCGTGGTGCCCGTCGTTGTGCTGGACATGCATGCCCGGGCACGACAGGGTCGGCTCACGGTCGTGTGCGCGCGCGAGCTGTGCGTCGTAATCGACCGCGGAGGCGAAGCAGGACGCTCGGGCGTGGAACACGACCGGCGGTCCCAGCGGTACGAACAGGTTCTCCTCGAAGCGGTGGGAGCGCTGTCGGTGGGTTACGGGTTTCTGGCATGCCGGGCAGACGCCCTCGACCTCGTAACGCGCGGCTTTCTCCGCGTGCGCGGACGAAACGGTTGCTGTCCACACCTCCGAGCACGGCGGGAGTTCGTTGCATCGCGAGCATCGCGAGAAGTGTTCAGGGAGCACGAACACTCGGCCGTGCTTTCTCAGACGCATGGGCCGGTTGTGCTGGGCGAAGTCGAATTCGGCGCCGTACGGTCGCAGAATGAGTCGCCAGTCTTCCTCGTGCGGGGTGACCTCGTGAATCACCCATGGCTGATGACGCATTCCCGGATGGTCGATCGCGATGATGTGGCCCGCACGAAGGTGCCGACCGTATGCGCTCTCACCTTCGGACGCGCGCCAGGAGTCGTGACGGTGCAGCTGTCCGGATGACAACACGTCAGCCCTTCCCGCTGACGGAGAAGCGATCGATCGCTGTGCCGCGGCCGTTGGTGCCGTAACACTCGGCGAGCTCGTTCACCGCGTTCGCGTGAGCGATCGAATACGCCACGGTCGGGATGGCCTCGGCGATCTGCTTCGCCTGGTCGGGGCGGAAGCCCATGCGGTCGATCAGCTGCAGCCGGACGCTCTCGCGGGTGCTCGCCATCCACTGCTCCGTGTTGGCCTCGCCGGTGCGGTTGCCGTGCTCGAGCCACCCGAGCGGGTAGCCGGTCACCTCGGCGATCGCCTCGAGGTGGCGAGCCCGTGGACGCTCATCGGTGTGACGCCACGCTGAGAGCGTGTTCCGGTGAACGCCGACTCGTTCGGCGATGTCGCCTGCGCTGATGCCGTCGCGCTTCATCGTGCGGGCGACGGCGAGGTCGATGCGCTCGTTGATCGTGAGGGAGAAGACGTCGAAGGTGGGGGCGTGCGCGGGGGGCTGTGAGTCGTTCATCGGGTGCTCTTTCGGTGGTGGTGCTCATCCGCTCGTTTCGCGGCGTGGCAGTCTGCGCACGTCACGTCGTCGGGCTTTCGGGTTGTGGTGGTGTTCCGTCGCCCGCAGTAACCGCGTCCGACGATCTCGCTGCTCGCGCAGCGCCTGCCCGTGTCGCTCACGCGAACGGGTGGGTGTGGGGGAAGGCCGGGCGGGCACCGGCGTTCGATGGGCGCCGCGACGGCGACCGCTGGCCCGTGTGAATGGGGGCGGTCGCCGTCGTGTCGAGGCGCGCTGAGGGGGGTGGCCTGGCTTCGGGTCATCGCGAAGTGCTCTCTCTGATCTAGGCGTGCTCTCGACTGCACTGCGAGCACTTTACGTTCCCGATTCCGGGTCTCCAATACCCGTCAGCGGTCTCCCAGTTCCCGGGATCGGGAGTTCTGATCGGTGTCCGCTATGAGCCAGGCATCCGCGAACGCCCTCCCCGCAGCGGCCACCGCCGCCACGAACTGCTCGAACATATGTACGACACTGCCGATAGCCTCCGACATTCTTCGGAAAGCGTCTACCTCTTCGGCGTGTCGCGCGCGCTCCTGCTCTTCGCGTCGCGCCTTGCGGATCGCGCGGCCGATGCGCCGCTTATCGGGATGCACTGATGAGCTCCTTCCGTCGTGCAGCGCGCCGCTCGGCGCGCTCTTTCCGTTCGGCGGCGTCCATCTCCTTGAACATGCCCGCCAGGATCGGCGCGTAGTGTTCCGACCACTCGAACCAGTCCCGCTTGTAGTCACACGAGCCGCATTCGATGAGGATGTCGTCGAGGTACTCGAGCGGGCCCCGCCTGAACAGGTCTTTGTGTCCGCACTGCGGGCAGAGCACGAACGGGATCGATCGGTGCTCGGCCTCCGCGGCGGGCCACCGGTGGAGAGCCGTCTGCATCCGCAGCGTGAGCCGCACGAGCGCGGACGCGCCGGCGACCGTGTTCGCCTTCCCCTCGAGGTCCGCACGCCACGGCGCGAGCACGTCGTCGACGTACTCGAACGCCGCGTCGATGCCCATGGTCGACGGGAACGGGCGGGCGCCGAGCGCTTCGAGCAGGTCGTCGGCCGCCATCCACGTCTCCGGGACGATCAGCTGCGGACGCCGTGACGTGTCGACCCGCTCCCCCGCATTCTGCGCTCCGGACTCGATCGACCGGAGGTGGAGGATCAGGTAGTACGCGCGGTCGATCGCGTCGCGTGCCTTCATCCAGCAGACGTCGCACAGCAGCCCGTGCCGGGCCGAGCGCGGCACGCATCCGCGGCAGTCCTCGTCGTCGCACGCCGCGTAGTGCCCCTCGGGGATGCGGCGCCCGTCGCGCGTCTGGCCGCGTCGGTGGCACGCGCGGGGCCGGTCGTGTCGGTGGAGTCCTTGGAGCTCGAACGTGATGCAGGGCCGGTCGATCATGATGAGCCTCCGTGACATGCGCACGTGTCGTTTCCGCACGGGAACTGTCCGGGCACGACGCCGCGCCGGCACCGTGAGCAGCACCGCGGCCCGGGGACCGGGCGCAGGAGTGCGGCGAATGCCGACTCGTCGAACGTGACCCGTCGCAGTCTCGGCCCGTTCGCGCTCACTCGGCGCTCCTGGCTGCGAGGGTGATCGCGCCGTTCGCCGAGATGTCGAGGACTGCGACCTGCACTTCTCCCTCGTCCGCGGCTTCGATGAGGGTGAACGTCGCGGCCTGCAGCGACGTGTCGATGTAGCGGTTGTCGCGGGGCGACACCTTCACGCCCAGACGGCCGGTGACGGTGACGAGGTCACCGACACGGACGGGAACGGACTGCCCGTCGGGCGCCCAGGCCGTCCAGTTCCGCGACTTCGTGACGCCGTTGCGGTTCTGCCACGTCTCGCGAATCATCGCACCGCCTCCGGAGCGGATGATCTTGGTGACGGTGCCGTCGACGATGCCTCTCGCCATTACGGGGTGCTCTCTTTCGTTGTGAGACGGATCTCGAAGTGCGGCGTTGCGCCCTTCTGGTACTCGATCCGCGGGTGGTGCTTCGTGACGTACTCGGGTGAGTCGTCGGGGACAAGGTGAGCGGAGATGCCCTTGCTCGCGGCGAGGCCGTCCCAGCACGCCTTCGCAAACGGCTGCAGGTTGTCGTCGTCCCGCTTCCGCCGGTCCTTCACGACCCACACGAGCCGCACCTCGAGGTGCGCCGACACGGGAATGCGCTGCCTTCGGACTTCGGCGAGGACGAGGGTCCGCACGAGCCTGATGCTGTTGTTCTCTTGCCGCCAGTGCACGCGGTGGTTCGCGGACATTCCGGGTGGCGGCTTGGCGAAGTCGAGGGGGATGACCCATTCGTGATCTGTCATGCGGCGGCGGTTCCTTGCTGTGAACGTGCCGACGACGCCCATCGGGCGAGGTCGGGGCGGTGGTGATTCCGGGCCATCCGTTCGACGGCGTCCGGTGTGGTCCCGAGCGCCTCGAGCGCGCGTGCGGGAGATTCGCCCAGCGACCGGAGGTGTTCGACCTCGCGGAGCTTCCATCCGGGCTCGAGTGCAGCGTCTGCGGTGTCCGGCTGCTCGTCGGGGTCGTCGATGTTCTCCCACGCGAGCGCTCCGACCCACCCTCGGCGTGCCGCGATGCGTCGCGTTCGATCGCGCGTTCGCTCCGGCGCCGGCTGATCCCACAGCGCCCGGTACAGGCTGGCGACCGCATCGGCACGCGCGCGGGTCACCGTGTGCGCCTGCATCGTCCAGGTGATCTGCCGCTCGTCGACGCCGATCCGGGAAGCGAGTTCCCGGAACGTCCATCCGTGCGCCATCAGCGCCTGCAGGCGCCGCTTCGTTCCGGTCGCGTCGACGTTGGCTTTCGCGACCGGGCGCGGGCGCTGCAGGTCGGCGAGCAGCCGCTTCTCGACCTCGGGTGCGACTTTCGGGAAGCCGGCGAGCACGCGCTTCACGGTGCTCACCGAGACGCCGGCCGCCTGGGCGATCTGGCGCTGCGTCCATTTGGCCGATAGGAGCTCGACGATGCGGGCACGAGCCGCAGTGGCATCGACCGGCGGCGTCACATGTCCGTAGGCGCGACGCCTGCGGAACGCGGCGGCGTCTACGCGGTGGGCGACGATGCACGATTCGCACCCGCATCCGTGGTGGTCGTAGCAGTTGGTGCCGTGCGAGTGATCGGCCGGGCACCGGTGGGTGCGCGTCGAGCCCTTCACCCGGCTCACCTGCCGACCACCCGGAGGATCGGGCGGCTGCGCGTCGGCCGCTCGACCGGAACGGATGCGGTGACGACGATCGGGACCGTGGCCTCAGTCAGCGCCTGCCGCATCCGCACCGGGTCGGATCGAATCTGCACGATGAGTTCGCCGACGCTCGAGGCGCTCACTGCGGCATCCGCTCGAGGACGAGCGCGGCGATCGCGAGGGCCGTGAGGGCGACCAGCGCCCACCGGAAGACGGCGCCCCAGATGCTCGCGGCGGTCGGGTTCTTCTCGAACATCGAGAGCGTCCCGAGCCCCGACAGCAGCAGGGCGATGATGAGGAAGACGACGGCGAGGACGATCAGGAAGGTGTTCATGGATTCCCTTTTCTGTGCATTGGGTAGACATGGCTGTGCGCCGGGTGGCGCGAGCCGGTGGGTGCCCGTCAGGCGGGCAGGACGTGGGTGTCGATGTACTGCTGCACCTCGGCCCACGACTGGGTGATGCAGCGGAGGACGTACCGCTGCGGGGTCTTCACGTCCGTGCCCTTGTCGAGCAGCCACATCGCAACACGCATCGCCTCGCCCGGGAAGAGCTCGCGGGCGGTCCGCTGCCGGATGTGGACGAGCAGACGATCGGGGTCGATCTGCATCCCCGCAGCGAGGGTCGACCTCGCCAACTCATCGGAACGTTTCTCTTCGTCCGTCCGCTGACGCGCGCGATCAGTAACGGGACTGGACTCAGATAGGTGAGTAATATCTCTGTGCTCTGGACTCTGGACTCTGGACTCTGCTTTCGGTTGGGTTCGGTTCGGTTCCTGCCCTAACCCACCGGAAACCGAGTCGGTTTCGTTCGGGTTCTTCTTCGGGCGACCGCCCTTCTTCCCGTTCGCGACGTTCGTCGCGCGCCGTTCCTCTCGGCGTGCACGCGACTCCTGGTGCTCGTCGTACTCACGGATGACGTACGTGTCGTCCACGCGCGCGACGACCGGCCGGGTGGGATGCGAGTTGACGAGCTCGTCGAGCACCGTCTTCGGCCAGTGCCACTCGGCCTCTTCCGCGGGGAAGACGCCGTCGTTGTCCGCGATCTTCGCCTCGATGTTCATCTCGACGAACGCCCACTTCGCTTCGGTCGACGCGCGGCGGAACTTCGGATGCCGGTGGATGTCGACCGGCAGGGTGATGTAGAGCCGCTTATCCCGAGGCACCGCCGACGAACCTCTCCGCGGGCACCAAATGCCCTGCCTGTTCGAGCCCGCACCCTGGCGCGTGGCCGATCGTCTTGCCGAGGCTCGCGCCGGCGGGGCACGTGCAGTGGTGCAGCTTTCGCATGATCCAGTCCCCCGCGAGCTCGAACGGCGCCCGCCGCATGCCGAGCGCGCCGGTGAACGGGATCGGCTCGGCGAGGGCACGCGGGTTCGCGAGCTTGAGGTGCCAGCCGTCGGGGTAGGCCCACCGGGAGCAGCCAGCCGACGGATGAGGGCCGGTCTCGTCGAAGATGCCGTCGGCGAGCGTCCACGGGTGGGCATCGACGATGTCGACGACGCCGAGGATGACACCTCGCGCGGGGCGGTCGACGGGCGCGCGCTGCGCCATGAAGACGCCCGGGACCGTGTGTGCCGCGAAGAACGCGTCGATCTCGGCCCGTGACGGCTGGTGCAGGCCAGCGTGGATGAGGACGGGGCCCCGGTAGTCGCCGGCGATGTTCCGGGGCCGGTTCTCGACGTCCTTGCCGGCGAAGATGATCGCGTCAGCGAACGGCTGCCGGACGGTAATGATCCTCACAGCACGAGCCCCCTCTCTCGGGCGAGGCGTTCGTAGATCGGCGCCTGCGGGATGCCCGTCAGGAGCTCGAACACTCCGGCCGACATGAGATTCGTCACAGCGAATCTGACGGAGAGCTCGCCCGGCCGGGTGACGAAGATCGGGGTGTCGGGGTCGCCGTGTTCGGGGTGGTGCTCGACGAGCTCGAGCTCGGACACGAAGACTTCGGTGCCGTCTGCGCAGAGGAAGCCGACGTCGGTGGCGATCGCGGGGGTGTGGATGAGGTGGCCGATCTGCTGCCAGTCGAGGCGGTGGCGTTCGGGCATGGTTCGGGTCTTTCTCCTGTCGCCGGGCGCGCGCGAAGAGGGCGCGCGCCCGGCCGTGTGGTGGATGCCGGTCGCGCGCCGTCGGCGCGTGCCGGGCTACAGGGTGCGTGCCGCGTAGAGCGCGGTGAAGACGCCAGAAGCGCCGCACGCGGGGCATGCGAGCATCGTGTTCGCGGGGTGCTTCGTGCGCAGCCGCTCCCAGTGCGGCGCGCAGAGCGTGGCGGTGTTCGCGCAGCCTGGGGTGACGCAGCGGACGTGCCACGTCGCGGGCCGCTCGCAGCCGTTCGTCGATGCGACGCACGGCACCTGCGCTGCGAGCATCGCGTCGAGATCCACGACGACAGTCTCGTCGATCGTGGGCGCCGCGGCCATCATCAGTCCGTGCTCTTCTTCCGCGCCTTCGGCGGCTCAATGCCGAGGAACCGCAGTGCACGGCCGATCGCGGCCGTCTCCGCGGACTCCTGAGGGTAGAGCGACCCGACGCTCGGCTCGTCGTCACGCGATCGCGTCGCCGTCGCCGTGGCGTCGGGGTGCCGGGTGTAGCGCGCGCCGCCGACGCCAGTAGTCGGCGAGGTCTTCCAGACCTCAGCCCGCGCCGTAAACGTGCCCTGCGCATCGCTTTCGACCGACGTCGCGATGACGCCGTCGGGGTACTTCGTGCGGAACTTCTTGATCCGCTGATCCGCGGTGACGATGTCGTCCGTCGCGTCGCCGGCGGCGGGCTCCGGCGTCCGTGTTCGGCCGCGCTGCGGCGACGACTGCGGGATGTCCAGCTGCTCCATGAGGTCGGGGGCGACGTCGCTGGTGGGCTCGGTGGTGGTGGTCATGCTGCGAATCCGTTCTCGAATCGGTCCTGGTAGTCGTAGACGGCGTACATCGGGGGTTCGATGAGGCCGATGGTGTCGGGGTAGCCGGGCCACTCCCCCGATTCGCTGTACTGCGCGAACAGGCGACGCGCGTGCGCCGCCTTCGTGCGGCCCATGTCGCGAAACCGCTCACTGAGCGCGAAAACGCGCGCGAGGTGCGGTGCGTCCTTCTCGACGACGATGAAGCAGAACGCGTCGTACTCTTCGCCGGCGAACCGGAGGGTGTCGCCGTAGTGCGCTTCCTGCACCTCGTACTCGTGCTCGGCGACGGCCTTTGCGAACGAGGTCGGCGTCGCGCGGCGCCCGATCGTCTTGATGTCAACGGCGACGCGACGCCGGGGCCCGCGCCCGAGGAAGTCGAACCGGCACCGGACGTTCACGCCCGTGTCCGGGTCGGTGGCGAACACGGATGCTTCCGCGATGCCTTCCTGCTCGAGCAGCAGGCGCGCCTTCTTGCTCTTGAGCACACCCTCGGCCATCCGGTCGACGGCGTCGGACTCGTCCCGCTTCACGGGGATGAGCCCGGCGGCGCGGGTCGCCTGCGCGAACTTTTTCGCGATCGCGGTGTTCGCGGCCCCGTTCGATCCGAGCACGTTGGCGTACTCGACGCCGCCCTGCCCGTTCTCGTCCATCGTGTCGGGGTCGACCCACACGTGGTCGCCCTCTCCGTCGGGGTAGACCGCGATGCCTGCGCCGACGCCGAGCACCTTCGAGTGCGCCGCGGTGCCGACGTCGAATGCCTTCGTGTCCGCACGGGGATTGTCGCGCTCGTACTGGAACCGCGCCGGCGAGTCGAGCAGCTGCCGGGCGCCCGTCGATGAGAGCGCCGGGTGCGAGTGGTACAGCTTCTCGCGGAGGTTCGGGACGATGCCGACGTGGTCGTCGCTGACGGCGAGCACGTCGCCGCCGTGAGTGCTGAGAATGCTCACTGCTCTCCTCGCATGTAGCGGCGGATCGCGGCGTGGGCCGTGGTCGCCTCGACGGTCAGTGCCAGGCGCTCCGCGGGCTTCCCGCCCGGCGGATGGACGCGGTCGCCGTTGCCGGCGAGCACCTGCACCTGCTTCTTCACCTGCGACGCGCGCCGGTGGACGCTGTACGCGGCGACGAGCGGCCAGCCCCGGCGCGTGCGCTGCGCGTGGTAGCGCTGCTCGAGCTCCCAGGGCGCGAGCGGCCCGTACTCGTCGATCAGCGTCACGATCGCGTGCATGACGTTCTCGGTCGCGGTGGGGTCGAGCGACGCCGCGGCCGCGGTCGACACCGTTGGGTCGTTGACGTGCGCGAGCTCCGCGCTCTGCAAGGTCATCAGAAGCCGCCCAGGCCGACGACCACACCGGTGCTGAGGCCGCGTGGAGGCGCGGGATTCTTCACGTGCAGGTTCATCTCCTGAGTCGTCGCGGCGACGAGCAGCACAGGCGATTCCGGCGTGCTCGACGCGGGAAGACCCTCGTGGTCGGGGTTGAGGACGGTCATCTGTCCGGCGCGGTTCCGGTACACGACCGCGCGATGCGGCTCATGGGCCCACTTCTTGTCGATATAGAGCCCGTCGGGCATCGACGAGAAGCCCTGCTCGACGACTTCAATCTCGAATCCCTCGCGATCCCAGGTCGTGAGGGGTCGTTCAAGGACGGTGAGGGAGCGCGGGTTGGTGGCGACGAACACGCGCCCCTCGACCTTCGTCTCCCCCTTCGTCAGCCGGACGAGGTCGCCCGCGCGAACCGCGCTGTAGTAGCTGTTCTGCATCTCTTCGGTCATGGTGTGTTCTTTCGATCTAGAAGACGCCCCGATCGATTACGGGGCGGTGTTCCTCGCCCACACGTGGGCGGATGCATCGGCGGTGCAGAGGCCGGGGTCGCCGGGGCGCGCTTCGCACGCGAGGCACGAGCCGTCGATCGCGGCGAGCACTGCGCGTTTCACGACGATGAACGCGTCGCGTTCCCACGACAGCCCGACCGCGTTGATGAACTCTTCGATCTGCAGCAACGAGTCGCGAACCTCGTCCTCGACCTGCCGCGACGCGGTGCTCACGGTGCCGGGGTTTTGTGGACGCTGAGGACGTTCGGGAACCACGACAGCAGCCCGACACGCCACCCGATCACCTCGAGGTCGAACGTCTCGCCCTCGACGAGCGCACCGTAGGTGTCGGCGCTGTTGAAGCGCTGCAGGAGCGGGTTGTCCGTGACGGCGAAGACGCCGCAGCTGGTGTAGACCCGCTGATCGGTCGTGCTCTTCACGTTCCCGTTGCTGTCGCTCGAGACGCTCACGCTGCGGTCCTTCGCGGTCACGTCGCAGTCGTCGAGCGTGCGGACCGACGCGAAGTAGCCGATCGCGAGGGCGATCAGCCCGGCGGCGACGACGCCGGCGGCCACGACGATCGCGATGTCCTTCTTGTTCGTGCGCGGCTCACGGTCGGGGCGGCGCCGGCGGATGGTGGGCATGGTGTCTCCTACGTGGTCGTGTCGTCGACGGCGGCGCGCGGCGCCGGCCAGACGATCGGGATGAGGTCTTCGGCCTGCCGTTCCGCGCATGCGGTTACGCACGGCGGGCAGGTGCAGTGCTGGGCGCGGGTGTGGCCGCAGTCGGTGACGGTCACGGGTCAACCTCCGAACGGGCCGGCGTTGTCGATGGAGAAGTCGTCACCGGTCAGCGGAACGCCCGGGCATCTTGCCGACCGGTCCCGCCCGGCGTCGCGGAGCGCGCGCGCCTCGGCTGACTTCTCCCCGACGTTGTACTGGTCGTAGTACCCGGTCCGGTTCCGCTTGGCCGCGGCACGCTTCCCGGCGGCGCTCCGCTGCGGCCACTTCGCGACCCGGTGTCCCGTAGCGCCGCGATGCTCGGTCGCAGCGGACGAGCCGATCAGGACCGGGTTGCATCCAGCAACCAAGCAACGCCACCGGTTCGGCTGCGATCGCTCACCCACCGCTGCTCGAATCGGTCGGTTGGGTAGGCGGGCACAGGCACGTCTTGGGTCCCCAGAAGTAGCGCCAGTCCGTGCGCACGACGGGGCACGTTGCCGCGTGCTCACTCGAACCGGTCACCGGGTGCTCCACGCGTGTTCGTCCTCGGCGCGACCGCAGTACGTCGCGTCGGTTCCGTCTGCCCGGTGCGTGCACTCCGGGTCGTCGGGGTGTCCGGCCACGGGGAGATAGGCGTGGTCATGAATCCTGTCGGCCTCATCGCACTCCACGCTCTCGACGTCGAACATGCCGTCCTCGTGGGTCGCGCAGAACTCGGGGTCGGATTCGTCCCGCTTGCAGGTGATCGTCTTCACGTCGTGCTCCCGTTCGTGTGATCCGATTCGGTCGATCGACGGACGGCCACGAACCGGACCCCGGGTCGCGCGTCCTTCGGCGCATAGGGCGGCTCGGGGCAGGCTCGCCAGAGCCCCTGTCGGCGGGCATAGGGCCCCGGCTCGGAATGGTCCCAGCCGCACACATCGCGGGGCAGCGCCTCGCGTGCTTCCGCGACCTGGTGAGTGCCGAGCACGACGATGGACGCGCCTTGCTTCACCGCTCGAAGCTTCACTCTGTCCTCCCATCCGTGTGATTCGGCTCAGTCGCGGGCACCTCGCGAGGGTCGAATGCGAGCCAGATGATGCGCTTGTCGCGGACGTTCGCGATAACGATGAGCGCTTCGTTGTCCCACGATTGCTCACCGTCGTACCGATCCGTCGGGTCCATCTCGGTCCAGGTGCCGAACTTCTGGTAGATGCTCGTGTCCATCCACCAGCGGTCGTCGGTCACCTCGCTCGCAAGAACTACGACGCTCCGATCCGGAAGCTCGGCGAGTTCTTCTACCTGCTCGATACGCTTCATCGCTGCTCCTTCTCTGCGCTGTTCTGTTGATCTGGCTCGGTCGAGCCGTAGGTCGCGCGCAGCTCGCGCTCCACGTCGCGCCAGCTCTCGAACGGGACGACCTGCGGGAGTAGGGACATCGGGTCTTCGTCGAAGCCGGTGACGATCCCCATCTCGTCCTCGAGGCGCTCCATCTGCGCCATCACCTCCGCTGCCTTCGACTCGGATCGGTAGGGGCCGAGGATGCGGGCAAGGTGCGTCAGGTCAGGGCGCCAGACGACAGCCCACTGGGTCACGATGCGCCCCCATCTGTTTGATCCGTCGGATGGTCGTGCGCAGCGCGGTCGATCGCCTCGACGGCCGCCACGAGCAGTGCGGCCGCCTGAATCGCTCGCTCGCGGGTGTCGATCCATCCGGCGTATGGCACGTAACGCCGCGCCCAGCCGGTGATGTGGTTGACGCCGTGTTCGTCGTCATGCTCGGGCGTGTAGCCCTTCTCGATCTGCCGCGCCCGCTCGGCGGCGATCTCGTCGTAGACGCTCATGACTCGCTCCTGTCCTCTGGAATGGGAGTCTCGGCTCGCCGCTGAGCCGCCGCGTGAGAGCGCGTCCCGAGCGCAGCGGCCAGCTCGAAGCTCATCGGGGTGCGCGAGAACGGCGTGAGCGCAGGCTCCTTCTCGTACTCGCGCCGCACCGCGTCTCTGATCGGCGGCACGCCGGGGCGCGCGAGAAGCTCCCGGAGCGCTGCGGCTGCCTGCTGAGGGACGACACCGTTCCCGCACGCCTTGAGCTGCTCGGAGCGGGACAGGCCGATAGCGGGGTCGGTGACCCACCCGGCTGGCCAGCCCATCATCCACTCCGTGAGTTCCGGGTTCAGGCGGGGCTTCCCACCCTTCCCGTCCCGACGAACCGGCGCGGGCACAGGGCGACCGGTCACGGCCTCCCACCGCGCGATCGCCGCTGCGTACGGCCCCCAGTCCGTCTCGTGCTCCCGGATCAGCCCCGGGAGCAGCTTCTCATCGGCACGTGAGCCACCGCGCTGCGCATTGCCACCCGTGGCGTTCCCGACCGTCGGGGTCGGCAGCAGGGTCACCGTCGTGCGGAGATCGAGTCCGCCGTCGCCGTGCACGCCCGCGCCGTTCATGTCTGTAGTGCGCGGCGTCGGGAGCAACCTGCCGCCCGAACCGATCAAGCCGTTCTCGGCGATGATCGCGAGATCGGTCACGACTTCGCGTCCTGGCTTCTTGCGAAGGTGCTCATCCGGGGTATTGCCAGAAGGCTGCGCGACCGGCGTCGGGAGGAGGGTCAGATCACGATCCGCCCGTCCTCCATCTCCTCGCGGATCTGATCCGAGAGCCGCATCGTCGCGCCGGGTCGGTTCCGGTCGCGTGGCCCGCCCTCCGCTTCCGCCGCGGCCGGTGTTCTCAGCAGGCCAGGCGAGGATGAAGACACGGAATCGGCCATGCGGGGCGCCGACGTCGGACGCTCGGATACCCGTCCACTCCGCATCGAACCCGAGCTCGGCCAGGTCTCCGAGTACAGCTCCAAGTGCCCGCAGAACATGCTCTGGGTTGTCTCCCACACAGAGCGGGCAGGGTTCCATGTCGCCAGATGCGTCTGCACTGAGCAGTCCTCTCACGTTCTCGATGACGACCCAGTCGGGCCGGTCTTCTTCGATGGATCGGGCGAACTCGGACCAGAGGCCCGAGCGTGTGCCGCCCTGCATGCCTCGGCGTCGGCCGGCGAGGCTGACGTCCTGGCATGGGAACCCGCCGGCCCGGACGGTGGTGTGCGGCACCTGGGTGAAGTCGACCTTCGTGACGTCGCCGTAGTTCGGGACAAGGGGGTAGCGATACGCGAGCACCTTGGAAGGCGCGGCGTCGAACTCGCAGAACCACGCCGGGCGGGTGCCGAACACCTCATCGACCGCCATGCCCAGCCCGCCGACGCCCGCGAAGAGCTCGCCCGAGAGCATGGCGTTCATGCCGAGACTCCGGAACAGAAGGATCGTTGGGTCATGTGGTTCCTCATCAGTAGATGCGCGCACGGATGCGGGCGCGGACGTTCCGCAGCTGCACCTCGAGCGCGCCGGTGGGGGCCGCGGCGTAGGACGCCGCGAGGCTCTGCTCCTGCGCACGCAGCGCGACGAGCCCGGCCGGCTCTCCCGCGGCGCGCGCGGGCTTGACGTCGCCGACGGTGAACACACCGGAGCGATCGGGACGCTGGTTGTCGAGCGCCGCGCGCATCGAAAACCCGCGGTGCCCGGTGCCCTTCTTGTAGCGGGCGGCGGGTTTGGCGGGGACGGGGATGCCGAGGCGGCGCGCGATGTCGCGCTGCGCCTGGTGCAGCGACGCGCGGTCGTTCGGAGTCGCGCGGGTGACCATCATGGCGCCGTCGGGAAGGATGATCCGCACGTGGCCCGAGGGCGTCACGCCGTCGTACGTGCAGCCGTGAGCCTTCGCCCACTTCGCGAGAACTGCCGTCTGTTTCCGCATCACAGCGCTCCCGTGGTGATCGCCCACGCGAGCCAGCCGGCGTTTGTGAGCCCCAGCACGATGAGGACGATGCCTGCGGTGCGGAAGGCGAGGTTGGCACGGTATTCGGCGGCGGGCATGACGTGCGGGTAGCCCACGACGGCGGATGCCGCCGTGACAGGCTCGGGCGCTTCGACGATGACGTCGACGTCGACGGTGTCGGTGGTGATATCGCTCAT